GCCAAAGTCACGGACGCCAAAGTCACGGACGCCAAAGTCACGGACGCCAAAGTCACGGACGCCCAACTCCACGCGGATGCGGCCACCATCCTCCTCCCACGAAGTCCAAAGGGTATTACATCGGTGGAGCTTGACGCTCATTGGCGGGAGAAGGCTCCCGAGTGGCACCCCGATCGTGGAGGGGATGCGGAGCTTTTCACCTCGAGGCTCGAGGCCTATCGACGGGTGCGTAAGTGGCTTCGGGAGAATGAAGCCCGCTGCCAAACTTGTGATGGGGTGGGCCGTATTACGTTGTTGAAGGGGTTCCGCTCCTTGACGTTCCGCTGCCCGGCTTGCAGAGGATCCGGAGCAAGTAAGCAAGAAGGAACTTGACACCACCTCGATTGGTTGGTGTATTACGCGAGAACTTGGTCGGACCAATCGCGTCCACCGTCACACGAAAGGGATTTCATATGTTCAACCAAATCGGCGCATCCAAAAGGCTCGAGCTTTCTCCCTTCACCATGCGGCTCTCCCCCTCGGAGCGGGAGGAACTTTTCCGGCTTGCGAAAGCCCGCAACTGCACGGCCTCCGAGTGGGCCCGGAGCCGGGCATTGACTACGGAAAAGGCTCCCCAAGAGGTGCCCGCCTCGGAGCGGAAGGGTACTGCGGCCAAGGTGGTGAAGGCCAAGCCCGCCAAGGAGAAGCCTGCGGCCAAGGAGAAGCCTGCGGCCAAGCCCGCCAAGGAGAAGCCTGCGGCCAAGCCCGCCAAGGTGGTGAAGGCCAAGCCCGCCAAGGAGGAAAAGAAGCCGGCCCCAAAAGCCGAGACTTCGAAGAAGAGCCCAAAAGCCGAGACTTCGAAGAAGAGCCCAAAAGCGGCACCCCTCGCAAAAAGTAGCGACAAAGATCGGCACCCCATGTTGCCTCACGTCCTCGAGGACGGCGGGATCGAAGGGATTGATTCGCCAATTTAGCGCGTAATACGCAAATCAACCTTGGCGTGGGCCGTGCATTGTTTGTTGTCATCATGAAGACGAACACACGGCCCACTTCTTTTGACCGCAAAACCGTTGAGTGCCCGGTGGTGTCTAGCACCCTCGCCAACGTCGAAACCTACACCGAGACGGAACTTGCCTACCTCATGTGGTGTGCGGCCGTCTCGCACCTCAATGATGCTGAAATCGTGGCAGAGGCCAAGGCTTCGGATCTCACGGCCACGCAACCAATGGAGGCTTTTCAGGGATGAAAGCGGATCTTCCAGCGCTGCGGGTTGGGGATTGGGTAGAGCTAAGTTTAAGCCTCAAGGACTGCCAACGTCTTGGGGTTGTGTGCGGGCCGCTCTCCACGCAAGTGGCAAAGGTTGGGGAGGATGCACGCGGGTTATTCTTCCGTGTCTACCATCCCATGTTCAAGCGCAACACCTATAGGTTTTGGGATCCACGATGGAACAAATAGCAAAATTTCCCCGGCTCATCGTGGTTGGGGAGGTTTCTGAGGCTGCGGTTAAGGCCCGCCTCACCCATAAATTCCCGGATGGTGCTCCGTTCAACTCGGTGTATGTCCGGAGCTTCTTGGATGCCAAATCACCGAAGGGGTACCGCACGCAATTCAAAACCTATAGCTTGCGGCAATACGCTGAACTCACGTTCTCGCGGAAGGAATCCTAGAAATGAGCCCACACCTCATGTCAATCGAGGATCTTGGACGTCTTGGCAACCTGCAAGCGTATTACCGTGCCGCTGCCATGGATGAGAGGAATGCCCGGTTGGAGCGCTTGACGTGGCAGCATGTAACCCGAGTGGCCTCCCACATTCGTGGGGATGGTCCGATAAAGGCTCCCCCGCTTGCTTGGCAAGGCCTCGAGGATGATCTTCGGGCTCTCCGGAAGGCTAGGGTTGAGCTGGCCCAAAACCTCCCCATCACGGCCAAGCTCGAGGATGTTCACGAGTTCGTGAGACTCCACCCTGGGAAGATTGGAGCGTAATACGTGGCAGCGAAAGCAGACAATTACGTGCGGTTGCAGAAGGCCTCTGAGGATTTGAATCGTTGGGTGGCCCACCTTCGGGGACTCCGCCACGATCGCAAGGTGGCCGAAGCCACCGGAGATTTGAGCGCGGATCTTCTCGAGGATATCATCGACGCGGAGGAGATTGTTGCCAAGCTCCAAGCTGTCTACTCGGCAGAGGAGTGTAAGTTTAGAAAAGGAGCGTAATACATGAAAGTTGTCTATATCATTGGCCCATTCCGTGCGAAAACCCCATGGGAGGTGGAGCAAAACGTGCGGCATGCCGAGGGGCTTGCTCTCAAGGTGGCCCATGTCGGAGCGATGCCACTTTGCCCCCACACCAACACCCGGCACTTTAACGGCCTCTTGACCGAGAAGTTTTGGTTGGATGGCACCATGGAGCTTGCCCGGAGAGCGGACGCGGCGATCGTGGTGGATGGGTGGGAGAACTCGGAAGGAAGCCGCGGGGAGGTTAGGGACTTCATCGCTCGAGGGGCCAAGGTGTTTCAATCCACCTCGCTTGGCCTTGCAGCTCTCCGGCATTGGGTGGAGACGGGAGTCTATAGAACTGTTGCCACGATCGTTGAGGACTCAGAATTTGAATTCGAAAGAGACCTTGAAAAGGATCCCACACCATGAAGATGTTTGCCCGCTGCGGTTGCCGAGATTGCCGGATGCTCATCCCCTACGAGGCCGAGGATGGGACGCCTACCCACGTCCCCACCCTGTGTGAGAATTGCGCCAAGGCTCATTGCTCATCCAAGGGTGGGGCCGATTGCTGCGTGCGGTGGGAGGCTCCGGAGGTTTCCTTGGTGGAGATGCAAGCTCCGGTGGACTTCGGGTCCCCCATCCCGCTCACCATTACCAAGGCGAAGCTCGAGGAGCAAATTCAAAGTCAACTCGAGACTTATTCCGAGATGGTGCGCTCTGTAGATGCCCTCCCCGGCACATCCGAGCATTGCGCGGATTCCCTCGGCTATATGCACCACTGCAAGCGCTCCACGGCCTTTGTGGACGTGGTAACGGATGAGGAGGCCGAGGCCCTTGGGAAGGCTTACGCGGAGACGGTGGGGAAGCATCACCAAGCCAAGGAGAGGGCCGTCCGGCGCTTCCTTGTGGGTGCCGCTTTCTTCCTCCTTGCCATAGCTGGGTTTATCGTTTGGCTTTGCCCATAAGGGCCGTAATACGTCACCACATGCAAAAAGTAGCGACATAAAACGTCAGTTGGAGGTAGTCACATGAAGTTTGCCGAGATGTGTCAGAAGGCAGTTGAGGACCAAAAAGACAATTAGGACGGCATTCGGAAACAAGCGGATCGTGCGACGGGTTGGCGTAGCCGGAGAGTATTACGAGACGGAATCCACCGCAGCGGCACCTAACGGGGAGTGGTGGACGTTCAATCTTCAACGCGGCTTCGTGCTCGTTCCGAGTAACGGCCGCGCACTAATGGCCGCGATCGATAGGGTGCCGTTTGCGAGGAACTCCCTGTAGGTAGTCCCAACTATGCCGGAGCCTAAGCCCCTCCGGCATAGTGGCACACAAGCTGCAAGGTAATACGTAAAAGGAAGGATTCACACCATGGCAACAACTGTAGAACTCATCTCCGTGCTCCGTCTCGCCGGCAAGGAGCGGTCTCTTGCCCGCCTCGAGGCCCTAGTTAACTCGGGCACCATCACCGTGGAGCAAGCCCGCCGGACCTACCGGGCAGCGTTTGGGGGCTCCCTCATGGTGGTGAGGCCCACCACCCCCAAGAAGCGGCCCACCATTCCGGGCACATTCCAAGCGTGCTTGGCCGCGCTCCTCCTCTCCTGCCTCACCCTCACGGCTTGCGAGCCCCTCCCCACCGATGAGACCACCACGGTGGTGGAGCAAGCTCCCGAAGCCACTCCCCCGGTGGGTACGGTGGAGCACATCGATCCTGCAACCCTCCCGCCGTGCGATGAGCCCAACGAGTGCCCGGAGGGGTTCCACCTTCAACAAGGCCCCAACCGCTGTGAGTGGGGCTGCGTGGATAACGTGCTCCGATGATGGCATTGGTGGTTTGCTACAAAGGGATTCCGGTGGCCGTGCAAGCATGCAAGGAAAATCCCGCTATCATTGCGCGAACTCGGGACGATCTTTGGAAGGTTCACAGGGGGCACATTCTTTCCGCGTGGAAAACCCTACACCCCGGGGAGTCTCGCGATTCCGAAACTAAACTTGAGGACCTAACCGTGACAGCGCTTCGGCTAGACATTCCGGAGGATGTCATTAAGGTATTACGCGAAACGGTTACGGAGCCTTTTGAGGTGTCGAGATGACAAAAGCCGATTTCACACAAATCAAGCACAACCTCCGTAAATTCGGGCTTTCCAAGAACCAAGTGGAGATGGCAATGGGGGCCGTTGTCACGGCTATGGAGAGGCAGCGGATCGTTTTGTCCGTTGCCCTTGGGGCCGCGGGCTTGGGGCTCCCATTCAACTCCCTCACCAAGGCTGCGAAGCGTGCCCGTATTGCTTCTAGTATTGTTTCGCAGATCCTACAAAGGCACCTCAAGGCCGAGTTCGCGGATTGGTGCTGGCGATGCGAGCGGGCCGCGGAACGGAAGTCCGCCAAGTTGAAGGGGAGGGGCTCAAAGTGACGTTCAAGCAATGGAAAACCGCGGTGGTGCAAGTCTCCAAGAGGCTTGGGTGCCCGGACGATCTTTGGGGCAAGGATGATCCCTATGAGCTTGCAGAGATTGCGAAGCCGGCCTTCAAGGCCGGGCAGTCTGCCCGGGCCTTTGTGGAGGAGATGTTCGCGGATGACATTGCCTCCCGGGCCCATGATGCAGCGATGGAAGCCGAGGCTCTTGAAAGTGAGGACTCCGATGCTTGAAATCATCCTAGGCCCCCGGTCCGTGACCTACCGTTGTCCATTCGGGCACTCATTCGACAAGCCTCGATATGGTTGCTGTCCAACGTGCGGAGCTGCCATCGCGGCCACCATCTCCCAAGCCGTGAGGCCGGAGAACCAACGGAGAGCCCGGGAGGGTGGTTCTCCGCTCGAGAAGGCTTTGATTTATGGGTGGTGTTACGGAATGGGGGACCACAAGGCTTTGCTCGAGGTGATGAAGCACACCCCCAAGACGAAGCTCGAGCGGCTCCCCATCATTGGCCGCATGCTCTATCGTCGGAGGTGCCGGAGCATCCTCTTGAGCACCCAAAAGCGCATCCTAAGCACCTTCCCCGGATTGAAGAAATAGCTTTACACTCCCGAGTGTAAACTATAGGCTCTTGCTCTTCACGAAAGGACCATCATGGCAGAGATAGTTGCGTTTGAAGGGATCGACGGAGTTGGAAAGACGGAGATCTCACTGCGGGTTGCTGCACGCATGCCCGGATCACGGTGGCAGAGGTTCCCCACCTTCAACACTCCCGCGGGCATCTCGGTCCGTCGGATGATGAGGCAGAATCCCGAAAGTATCGATCCGGTGGTGTTTCAGGCGTTGCAGACTGCCAACCGGCTTGAGAACCTCCCCGCGCTCCTCCACCCCGGCCTACTCATTTGCGATCGTTACACGGTATCGGGCTACGTTTACGGCAAGGAAGATGGGCTCTCCGGTGAGTGGATCCAAAATCTCAACTCCGTATTACCAAAGCCGGCATTGAATATTCTGCTATGGGCGGATCCAATCGTATGCTTCGATCGCGTCCATGCCCGGAATGAGGATTCTTATGGTAAGCGCGGCATGGCCCGCATGGCGAGCCTTGCCCACGGATACTCATCCTTGTGGGCCCATCACCAAGGGTTCCGATCGGACGCGTCGGACTGGCACATTATCGACACCAAGGGCCGCACGGTGGAGCAAGTGGTGGAGACTGCGATTTGGCTCATCCAAACCCACCACCGGACAAAGCACTACTTCCCGGAGCTGCCAACATTCAACCGAGGGGGATCCGATGGCAAGTAAGAAGGCCGCGACCAAGGATCGGGAGGTAGCCCGGGCCGTTGAAATCTTTGAGGCCGCCGCCAACTTCAAGATTCCCACCACGATGGGAGCTTGTGCGGATGAGCTACATGCATTGCGGGAGCATCTCCACCACCTCAATGCAGAGGTTGAACTAGTAAAGGCCCACGTCCAAGCAATCACCAACCATCTCATTGAGGAACTCCCCAAGGACGATGCGGAGGGGGTTGTCGGGAAGCTTGTCCGGGCAACGGTGGAGATGCGGAAAGTCCCCACCGTGGGGAGCTGGCCAAAGCTCTGGAAGCACATCATAGCAACGGGCAGTTTTGACCTTATGGAGAAGCGCGTATCCAAGGCCGCAGTCAAGGAGCGGTGGGAGGCGGGCAAGAAGGTTCCGGGGGTGGACGTGTTCAACGTCCCAACGATCTCCCTCACTAAGCGTCGATAGTGTAATACCAGACAACCAAACGGAAGGAATGCAGATCATGGCAAAGACAGCGAAAGTTGAAGAAAAGGCCCTCATCAAGTGGAGTGAGGAGCTGGCGAAGTATGCGGAGGAGAGCGTTCGCACGGTTGCGGGCATCGGTGGTGGGAAGTTCGTATCCATCAAGGATGGCACCCTCACGGTGGATGGCTCCGCAATCCCGGGCAGCCGGCTTGCTTGCGTGGTGCTCGACTTCGTCTTGGAAAATTGCTTTTTCTCCGGGGCCTACGATGAGGACAACCCGCAGCCTCCGATCTGCTATGCGTTTGGCCGCGCACAAGACGAAATGGGCCCTCACGATGCGGCTCCGGAGCCGCAATGCGAGGGCAACTGCGAAACATGCAAACACAACGAGTGGGGCACGGCCACCAAGCCCAACGGAGCCGCGGCCAAGGGCAAGGCATGCAAGAACAAAATCCGCCTCGGTCTCATTTGCGCGGGCACTTTCGACAAGGCCGGGGATTTCCAAGCCCTCGATGCCTCTGCCATCAAGGCCGCAACCGTGTATTACCTCGAGGTTCCTCCCACCTCGATCAAGGACTTTGCAGGATACGCCAAGTCATGCAAGGACACTCTCCTCCGGCCCACGTGGGCAATGTTCACGGAAATCTCTTGCACGGGCAGCAACAAGGGCCCCCTCAAGTTCGCCCCCATCAACGAAGTGGAGGATGAGGATATCCTCCCCATCCTCAAGGATCGGCATCTCGAGGTAGCGAAAGCGATCGAGTTTCCGTATCCCAAGCCCGAAGCTCGAGGAGACAAGGAAGCTCAGGCCTCCAAGGGCAAGGCTCGAAAGGGTGGTAAGTTCTAAGTCCATGGTACGTGAGAGCGTTGTGAACTCTCACGGTGGTATGGCACCCACCAACCTCCGGCGGATTAGCAGCATCCGCTAAACGGTGCCAGGGAGCGCGGATCGATGAGGAAGGTTCATCGTTGCCGTGGGATCCGATTCCAACGCTCCCCCGAATGCAGCCAACAACATGGATAGAACTCAACCGAGTATTACGCACGGCAACCGAAAGCCGTTGCCTCGAGCTACGCTCACGGGAGATGGATGGGAAGGCCCGGGAGGTGTGGCTCCAACGCATCCAAGGCCGCTTGAACAGAGTCCGGAGCCAGCGGGCACGGACCGAACTTGCCAAGGTGGGGAATCGACGATGATTTACTATCAATTTCCGTTGAGGATTCCCGTAAGGTGGGCCGGGGTAGAAGTGCAGTGGAGGAGGATTTGCGATGAGTTCCACGATGCGGGGGATCATCATGCGGCCCACCGCGCATTCCGAGTTGCGGAGCAAGTGCGGTGGGACCGGGAGGAGATGCAGCGGAAGATCCGGGAGGAGCTTCGTCTCCGTGATAGGTTGCAGAAGTGCCCGGCCCTCGAGCTTTGCGATGGGCCCACACCACCAACTCCCACACCAACGCAAAAGCTCTCCGGGCCGGTGGGCGGGACCTTGAAGTATGGCCCCTTGCCGGAGCATGAGGAGCCACTCCCATGAGAGTTGGGGATCGAGTTCAGCTCACCAAGATCGTGAAGCTGCCCGAGGGACGCTTTGATCGTCCCTACCTCATCCCCGGGACGGCGGGAGAGATTACGCGGGCATCCCTGTCCACGGAATACGCTCCGCTTTTCGAAATCCATTTCGATACCGTCCCGCAAATCCCCAAGCAAGATCCGATCGATATGTTGGTTGGGTGGGTTCCTCAAGAGTACCTCGAGTTTTTCCCGGTGGAGTAATGCGAAATGTGTAAGCCCCTTGCCCGAAGCCAGATAGCGCTAGCACATGGAGTGGTGAAGGCTTTCGACGTCTCCCGGAAAACCTTCCAAGATGCGATCGTGGTGGACTTTGAGTCCATGCCCATCAAGCCGAGGCCGGACTATCCACCCACTCCGGTGGGGGTAGCTATTTGGTGGCCCGGACGCAAGCCTGTGTATTACGCTTGGGGGCACATCGGCCACGAGAACCCCCACACCTTGAAGCAAGGTCGCAAGGCCATCCTCAAGGCGTTTCGCTCCAAGCTCCCGCTCCTCTTTCACAACGCCAAATTCGATGTGTGCGTTGCTGTCCGCAAGCTCCGCTGCCCGATGCCGGCTTGGCATCGCATCCACGACACCATGTGGATTCTCTTCCTCCAAGATCCACGGCTCCCAACGTTCGAACTCAAACCCAATGCGGAGCGGCTTCTTAAGGAACCGCCAGAGGAGAGGGACGCTGTCCACACTTGGCTCATCACCCACCAACCCGTGCCCGGGGTGAAGATTTCAAAGTCCAAGAAATCGGAGCATTACGCGGGAGCATACATCGCGTATGCCCCTCCGGACTTGGTTAGCCAGTATGCGATCGGAGACGTTACGAGGACTCGAGGCATTGCCCTCAAGGTGTGGCCCGAGATCCAACGGCGGAAGATGGTGGAGGCCTACAACCGGGAGCGCCGGCTCCTCCCTTGCATCATGGAGATGGAGGAGCAAGGGGCTCGAGTGAACCTCGAGAAGCTCCGTCGGGACGTTGGCTTCTATGATGACGTCCTTGACTGCATCGATGCTTGGATATGGGATCGCCTCGGCCGAGTGTTCAATATTGACGCCGGGGAGGCTCTCGTATCCGCGATGGTTGCGGCCAAGGTTGCGGACGTTGGCCTCCTCGGAATGACTAAGGGAGGGAAACGAGGCAAGCCGCAGATCCAAACCAACAAGGAGGCCATAGAGCGCGGGGTATCCGATGAGCAATTTCGGGCCGTTCTCACCTACCGTGGGAAGCTCGCAACCTCGCTTCGTACCTTCATGCATCCTTGGTTGCGCGTGGCGGAGCGTACCGGGGGCCTCATCTTCTGCACTTGGCACACAACCCGAACAGACAAGAACGGAGCCCGAACGGGGAGAGCTTCCTCCACCCCGAACTTTCAAAACCTCGCAAAGGAGTTCCCGGATATCTTCCGCCACGACATTGAGCGCACCCTTGCCAAGATGGGAGAGGCCCACAAGGACTATGCGGCCACGTTCGCCAAGATCGAGGCCTTCCCCGCCTCCCCCATTGAGGACTTGCCGATCCTCCCGAACTTGCGCACTTACCTCATCCCATACAACCCGGGGGAGGTGTTCATTGATCGGGACTACTCCCAGCAAGAGTTGCGCATCCTTGCGTATTACGAGGGTGGGGTTTTGCTCGACTCCTACCTAGCTAATTGGTGGCTTGACGTCCACGGCTTTATCCGAGGCCTCGTCAACGATCTCCTCCAATCCACCTTCTCCCGAAAAGACATAAAGACAACGGTTTTCGGCATCATCTATGGGATGGGTGTGGGCAAGCTTGCCCGAAAGATGGGATGTACGGTGGAGAAGGCCAAACAGATCAAGGCAGCAATCTACACTGCGGTTGCAGGAATCCGGGCTCTCAATGACGACATGAAGGGCCGGGCCAAGCGCGGAGAGCCGATCCGAACGTGGGGAGGCCGCGAGTATTACTGTGAAGCTGCCAAGTTCATTGACGGCAAGATGCGGGACTTTGCATATCGCATGCTAAACATCCTCATCCAAGGTGGAGCTGCGGACGTCACCAAGGAGGCGATGATTCGCTACCACAATGCCAAGGCTCGAGGCCACCGGCTCATTCTAGCGGCCCACGATGAGCTTCTAGCCTCGGTGCCCGCGGCCCACCTCAAACGTGGGATGGAAATCATGCGGAAGGCAATGGAGGGAGTCACCTTCTCCCCTCCCATGCTATCGGAAGGGAAATACAGTTTTGAGAGTTGGGGGGCCCTCAAGTCCTACGACAAGGAGGGCAAGATCGTTTGCCTCGAGGAGTTCAGAAAGACCAAGGCTGGGACCACAGTAGCGTTCAAGCTACGGAAAGCAGCGTAATACACCATGGACATCAAGAAACTTCTAGCACTCGTTTCGGACTTCGGAGATCACGCAATGATTATTGATGGTGGATGCCCCAAGTGCTTGGGGTTTGGGTTTTTCATCGCTGTAAAAGGCTTGGTGGAGGGAATGACTCCACCGAAGGCCGCGGAGCTTGTCCGGAGTCTTTGCCCCTTCGGGGAAGCGCTCATCATGCGGGGAGTGGCTTCGGATGTGCTAGCACATCATGGGGAGGGGTTGCGTCCTTTGGTGGACTTCATGGAGCGCCGGATCCAAGCCCGGGAGGCGGAAGGCCTCTGCACACCCACCATCTCCGGTGAGAAGGCCAAGGCCTAGCCATGGACAAGCCCGGGATCACGGTTTTTGTCTGCGGGGGAGCAAAGCCGCGGCCGTGCTCTACCCCCGGATGCCACGGGAATTCAGTGGGCTTTTGTGAGTTCCCAATTCGTGCCGGGCTTTGCGGAGCCCGGCTTTGCCAAAGGTGCTTGGTGCTTATGGAGGGGCAAGCCTTTTGCCCCCCACACTACCGTTACATTCAACGTATGCAAGGAAAGTAATACATGCCAATCAAACGGATCCGACAGTTCACGGCGGGGAGCTACTCCCGCTTGGCCGAGTGGGAGAAGTGCGCATTCAAGGCCAAGAAAAAGCACATCGACAAGGTGGAGGAGCCAAGCTCTAAGGCCAAGGATGATGGCAGCAAGGCCGACAAGGACGCGGAACTCTATGCTACCGGGCAGCTCAAGACGTGCCCCAAGACGTTGGAGCGCTTCAAGCTCGAGTTCGATGAGCTGCGGAAGATGAAGAGGATCCTCCAACCCCAATTCGAATTGGCCCTTGATAAGAATTGGAAGCCGACGTCTTGGTTTGATGAGCCCGGCAAGCCGTCTCCTCGCTACCGGATCAAGATGGATATGAAGTATGACAAGGAGGAGAAGGCAGGCAAGAAGCTCTACCTTGTCCGCCACATCATCGATTACAAAAACGGAGTAATACGCAAATCCGATGAGGATCAACTCGAGCTTTACGCAATTGGGGGCCTCTGTGATGACTCCCCGGTTGTGGACACTGTCCGCGTTGCTCTCTGGTATCTCAAGGAGGGGGAGATCGTTCCGGAGAAGGGCCGCGTTTTCGTGCGCTCGGATCTGCCCGGGCTCATCAAGAAGTGGGAGCGTAGGTTTGCTCCCATGTTCAACGATACGGCTTTCATCCCTACCCCCGGTAACCACTGCGGATGGTGCCACCTTACCAGGACGAAGGGCGGCCCATGCCCACATTAAGGCGCACCATTGCGGCATCTAACAACCGTGCCGTAATACACGGTATGCAGGCGCGCAATAATGGTAGATACAACGGGAATGGGAGGTTGTGGGAGACTCCTCCTGAAATATTCCAACCTCTCAACGATGAGTTCCACTTCAACCTAGATCCTTGCGCCTCTAAGAAAACCGCAAAGTGCGAAAGGTTTTTCACGGAGAGGGATGATGGTCTTACGCGGTCTTGGGGAGCATCTCGCGTTTTTATGCACCCACCCTATGGCCGCGAAATATATGCCTGGACAAGGAAGTCCCGGGAAGCTCAAAGCAAGGGGGCTTTAGTGGTTGGACTACTTCCAGCGTCTACAGACTTGGCTTGGTGGCATGAGGACATAGTCCCGGGAATTGCCATCGGATCGGTGGAGGTGCGCTACATCCGTGGCAGGGTTAGGTTTCTAACCGGCGGGCCCTATAGAGCGTCCGGATTTTTCCCGTCTGTGGTGGTGATTTGGAGGCCCCAACATGCCAAACGTTAAGCCCGTGGAGAATGTGCTCGAGTCCGACATTGAGCGAAGCTTTGCCCGTCGCTGTCCGTTCCCGTGCCCCAAGTTCCACGGCCTTGGTGAGCGCGGCAAGGTGGACCGAATCGTATTTGCCTTGGGTGGGAGGCCGTGGTTGATCGAGTTCAAGAAGCCGGGGGAGGTGCCAACGCGGCTCCAAGCCCAATGGCAAGGCCGCATGAAAAAGCTTGGCTATCAAGTCACCACGATCGACTCCAAGGAGCTTGCGGAGGAGTACCTTGCCCTCTTCAAGTATTACGCAAAAACCAAGAAGGTGGGACAGTCCCCACTCACCCTCAAGGTGGAGAAGAAAGGGCAACGTTGCGCCCCGGGGTGCTCTGTTTGCAAAGCTCAACGTGAATTGAAGAGGGCCAAGGCATGAACACCCCCGAAATTTGGAGGCCTCACATCTACCAAAAGCGGGCCATCAAGTGGCTTGTGGGCCACATCGAGGCCGCGCTATTCCTGGATCCGGGCCTCGGGAAAACCTCGATCACCCTTGCCGCATTCCTTGAGCGTCGCAAGCGTGACTCCGCCCACCGCATGCTTGTTGTGGCACCCAAGCGCGTTTGCTCCGAGGTGTGGAGCCACAAGGGGGAGCTTGGGAAGTGGGCGCAGTTCAACGGCCTCAAGGTGGGGTTCCTCCACGAAGATGGGGGAGGCAAGGAGGCAACTCTCAACCGGACGGATGTTCCAGACATATTCGTTATCAACCACGATGGGCTCAAGTGGCTTTGCTCCCAACGCAAGGACAAGGCCACCGGCAGAACGTTCCTGGCACCAATCCACACCCTCCTATCCAAGGGCTTCGATGCGGTGGCCCTCGATGAGCTTTCGAAGTTCAAGAACACCAAATCCAAGCGCTTCAAACTCATTGAAAAGTTCCTCCGCCTCTTCAAGGTACGATGGGGGCTCACCGGCTCCCCCGCTGCCAATGGCCTCATAGATCTGTTCGGGCAAATCAAGGCCATCGACGGTGGAGTAGCGCTAGGGAAATACATTACGAATTACAGGACAAGCTATTTCTACAACCCGGATCGCATGGGTTGGAAGTGGGTTATTCAACCGGGAGCGGACGTCAAAATCCACCGGGCCATCGCGCCTCTTGTCCTCTCCATGAAGGCCGAGGATTACCTTGATCTACCGGAACTCGTTGAGCGGGATGTGTGGGTTTCGCTGCCCGAATCCGTGCGGGGCAACTATACCAGGATGGAAAAGGAGTTCCTTGCCGAGGTGCGGACGGATACCATCACTGCGGCCAATGCCGCAGCGGCATCCCAAAAGCTCCGGCAGTTCGCATCCGGTGGGGCCTACACCATCCCCATAGACGATGATGGCATTGCGGGGGAGCGTAAGGTGGTACACCTTCACGAGGAGAAAACGGAAGCCCTCCACGAGATTGTGGAGGAACTCCAAGGCCAACCCTTGATCGTTCCCTACGAGTTCGATCACGACTTGGAGCGCATCTTGCGGAGCTTCAACAAGGAGATTCCTGTCATCAACGGGCACACCAAGTCCAAGGATTTGAGCCGCATCCTCGAGGAGTGGAACGCGGGAAAGATTGAGGTGCTTGCCGCGCACCCCAAGGCTGTATCTCACGGGCTCAACATGCAAGGTTGCAACTGCGCACATATTGCGTGGTACACCCTCACGTGGAATTACGAGGAATACGATCAACTCATCCGGCGGGCTCTCCGCCAAGGCAACAAAGCCGATCGTGTGATTGTGTATCGCATCCTCGCACGTAAGACGGTGGAGGAGGTGGTGGCCTCGGTCATTCGCACCAAGGGCCGCACACAACTTGCCCTCTTTCGGGCATTGCAGGAATACGCCAAGAAGGCCGCGTAATACAAAGGAGGATGCCAAATGTTCAAGGGATTAGGAAGATTGCTAGGGTTCAAGATCGTTGCCTTCTTGGAGGAGGTACAAACAGAGCGGGAGAAACGCTACCGCTCCAAGTGCTTGGAGGTGGCCCTCCTCCGCGATGCCCTCACCAAGGCCGATGCGAGAATAGCCCAACTCGAGGCCGCTAGACTTTGGGGCTTTCACCCCATTCCGTAATGCAAAGGAGACCACACCCCCATGAGTTCAGATCTCAACATTCGCTGCCCCCACTGCAAGAAGCCGTTTGCCCTCACGGACAGCATTGCAGCCCCCATGCTCGAGGCCCAACGCAAGCAAATGGAGGCGGATGCCTCCGTCTCCTTGGAGAGGGCACGGATTGAAGCCAAGCTAGATGCGGATAGAGCCGCGGCAATGGGCTCCGCTCGAACCATTGCGGATTTGGAGCGGAAGTCCAAGGATGCGGAGAAGGCCGCGGAGGAGCTTCGCAAAACCCTATCCTCCCAAGATCTGAAGTTGGCCGAAGCTCAACGCGTGCAAGCGGACGCAACCCGCAAGGCTCGAGAGCTTGAGGAGGCCAAGCGGGAGTTGGATCTCACCGTGGAGAGGAAAGTCTCCTCCGGCCTCGAGGCCGTGAGGAATCAAGCCAAGCTCGAGGCCACCGAGGCGGAGCGGTTGAAGGTGGCAGAGAAGCAACACACCATTGAGATGATGGGGAAACAGATCGAGGAACTCCGGCAACGTGCGGAGCAAGGCTCACAACAGTTGCAGGGTGAGGCTCAAGAGCTTGAGCTTGAGACCATGCTTGCGGAGCGTTTCGATTCCACGGACGAGGTGGAGCCGATTGCCAAGGGGGTGAACGGAGCGGACTGCCTCCTCCGTGTCCGCAACCCGTCCACCGAGATTGGGACGATCCTTTTCGAGAGCAAGCGCACCAAGGCCTTTTCACAGGGTTGGCTCCCCAAGCTCCGCACGGACCAACGCTCCGCCAAGGCGGACATTGCCGTCCTTGTCTCCCAAGCCCTTCCCGATGGGGTGAAGCATTTCGATTGCCTCGAGGGGGTGTGGGTGTGCTCCCTTGCCTCCGTGGTGCCCCTCACCATCGTATTACGGGCCGGCTTGTTTGCTGTCCATGCCGCCCGTCGCAACTCTGAGGGCTTCGAAACCAAGGCCCAATCTGTCTATGCCTACCTCACCGGCCCGGCCTTCAAGCATCGGCTCCAAGGGGCCGTGGAGGCGATCAAATCCCTCCAAGACGGGCTCGAGAAGGAGAAGCGGGCACTCACAAAGCAATGGGCCGTCCGTGCGGCCTCCCACGATGCCGTGATTGCGTCCCTTGTCGGGCTTCACGGAGATGTGGCAGGGATTGCCGGAGCCAGCGTCCCGGAGCTTGACAACGCGTCCCTCAAGGAGCTTGGGGCCGGGGAGGAATAGCGGTGGCATTTTTCCCATCCAAGCCGGCATCGGTGGAGCAACGGATCACTCCCACCCCAAGCAAGAAGCTCAAAGCCTTGATCGAGAGCTTGGACCCCATCCCCACCATCAAGGCAAAGGGCTTCGAACTTTGGGTTAGTAAGGAAGGCCGCTGCATACTCCGCAACAGTATTACAGAAAAGGCAATCCGGATGCAGTCCGGGCCTCTGCAAGTAGAGCCTTGGACCGTACCGAAAACCCGGGAGTTCCCCGCGGAGGAAGTGGGGGAGGCCGGTGGGATGGTGCGGAGCTTGCTCTTGCATGCCCGGTTGTGTGGGGCCACGGAGGAGGCCTTGGAGTTCCTTCAAGGGTGCGTTACCATCTCCCCGAAAGACCTTGAGGCAATTCGATTCCGCAGCGCTCCCACCCCACGAAGCAAATCCGAAGAATGAACACCCTAGCTCTCCTCATTGCCCTTGGTTGCTCCGCTCCGGATGCGGGGGAGTTCGCTCCCCATATTGAGGCCTACGCTCCGGAGTGGGGCATCCCGGTTGAGCTTGCGGCCGTGGTTCTTTTCAGCGAATCCACGTGCCGGAAGAATGCCCGGGGGTTGCGGGGAGAGCTTGGGGGTTGGCAGCTCAAGAGAGGCCCCATCACCACCGGCAAGGCCCGCTACACCGATCGCCAATTGATGCAACCTCGGTTGTCCACGTGGTTGGCAATGCGCCGGCTTGCGCGGGCTCGAGAAGCTTGCTCCGCGGAGGCCGATGTGGATTTCAAATCCGCGTTCATATGGGTTGGGGGCTACGCTGGCTTCCGGTGTGGCCCCTCCCCCTACGGCAGAAAGCTAAAAGCTAGGTTGCAGAAGGTATTACCGGAGGAGTTACGATGAGCGAATGCAAGAAGGTGGAACACATTGCCGAACGATTCCCGGGAGGTGCTACCGCAGCTCTCACGCTTGCCCTCGAGGAGCAACGGCGGGAGCTGCAAAAGAAAGTATGGCACCACCCCATGCCCTTGGTGTTAGCGTTGCAGTTCTGCCCCAAGGACGAAGCCGAAGCGATGAAGCTTGCGCGGCTCCTCACGGACATTGAGCCGGAGCCTCGGCAAGATGTGGCCTTCCTTTTCGCCACCCAAGCTTTCAACACCCCGCTATCCGAGGACGTGAGGCGGACGATCCTCTACACCCAACGTCGATTCCCAACGATGTGGGCCCCGATGCCCATCGCAGAGGATCACGGGCACCCCGACGGGTGTTTTGAACTTTGGAGTGCCACGTTGAAGTGGCTCTCTGATAGGTGGGCCTCGGGAGAGTTCCCCTACACGGACGCGTTTCTGTTTGAGGCCGATGGGGCCCCCACCACCCACGATTGGATCGATCGCCTTAAGACGGCCCATGAACAGACGATCCGGGAGGGAAAGCGGGTTACCGGGCCCCGGATGTCGTGGCCAGCTCCCCACGTGAATGGCTCCGCAGTTTGGGATCTCACCTCACTTTGGAGGAACACCCCAAGCCTTTGGACTTGCCGGCCCGGCCTCATTTGGGACATGAACCACTCACGGACGTTGCTCCGTGAGGCGGGCTCGAGCCACACCATCATGAACCCCTACGGAGCCGATGGGCTCTCCGAATCCATGTGGGCCATCCTCGGCCATGAGCACGCGTGGATCACATCCATCAAGGATGGGTTTCACCACCACTGGGCCCGGAAACATCTTGCACGGAGGTAATACACAATGGGAGTGGAGAACGCATTTGATAGCATGGTGGAGGGGGTTGAAGTTCCGAAGCATCACGCGGAGATGCTTACCAAAATGGGCATCAAGGCCCGGAAAGAGTATTACCGTTCTGTGCGGCAAGGCCTCACCTCGGTGGGTGCGCTTGCTTGCGCGGAGTTCGTGGAGCGGGCAACCAAGGTGCCGGAGCTTGGAGCCAATGAGGTGGCAGCGGCCAAGCTCTCCCGCCGGCTCTCCGTCCCCCAAGCTTCGGCCGCGGTGATGAAGGCCCGGAGAGCTGCGGCTTCTCGAGCACTCAAGGGACGGTAGCCTTAGCAAGGCCCATGCCAGAAGCGCACAAGTGTGCGTCAAAGCATGGGCCTTTTGCTGTCCGTAGCTTCTCCCTACGCGCTTGGTTCCGGTTGGGTGGTGCCAGGGTAGCCAAAACGGACGGAAGGCCCCAAGGCTTTGAGCTGCGGAAGGCTCCCAAGGGGTTCCGGGCCTACTTCGGGATCCTATCCGGGCACCATTTCCACTCCCAACACAACAAGCACAGAGGCCACTTGCAGGAAAGGTAAGCGGCCCTACAAATGAAGGGTGATGACATAGGGCTCCACACCATCCACCGTAATTTGGAAGTAGGTCCCATCCTCAACGCTGCAATTCGCGTCAAGTAGTTTGGTGTCATCCAACAACGTTGAGACGTTCCCCGGAGGCTTCCTCCGCTCGAGCCCTCGGCCACTATGGCCATACGCCACGAAGTCAACCACTCCCTCCACCACCCCGAGGAACTCCGCCGCATCCCGAAGGGCCATCACGCGGGAGGTTGGCCAATCAAAGGCCAAGGGCCGATGATGAAGGTAGACAAGCGTAGGCACGTCCATGAAGGCCGCACGGTTGAGTAATACGCGCAAGCTCTCAAGCTGCGGCTCTCCAATCTCACCTTGGGCGAAATCAAGCGGACTCTCCGTGAGTAGGTTGGAGTTGAGCCCGATGGTAACGATACGGCTCTCCCCCTCCTCGAGGAGGGCCCCCACCGCGGCCTTTTGCGTTTGGTCTCCCTCTGCTACACACAGAGGTTGAAAGTACCGCCTCCACAAGCCCAAGGATGCGGGCTCAAAGAAGTTGCCGAGGAGACCGAAATCATGATTCCCCGGGCACATAAGAAGCCTCCCCCGAAATGGGGAGAGGGCTTCGGCCGCGGCTTGATATTGGTTCTCCCGGGCATCGTCCACCACATCCCCGGTCACTAGGAGATAAGACTTGGTGCCCTTCCCACCTTGCACCCCGGGATAAATCTCCCGCTGGAAGTGCCGGGCCCAAATCGTGGCAAGGAGCTTCTTGGCCTTGGTGTCGGAATCTCCCTCGCAATCGAAATGAAGATCCGAGACGTGGAATATGCGGATCATGGCTGCGGCCTCCACTTACCTCTCACGGCCTCAAGGAAGGAATCCCAAGGCCACCGAGGCCCGGGATCGCGATGGTTGCTCGATTTGAATTCCGCGGCCACGTCCACATGGCCCACGATGCCGCGGCCGTGGAGGATTTGCCCGGGGAGGAGACGCACGATCGGGATGCCCCACCGAGAGCAAATCTCCGCCACAAGGCCCACCGAAAGCTCGAGCATGGCCGCGGCCTCGAGGCCGGCAAAGTCCGTGGGGTATCCCTGCCCGGGAGGGTAGGAGCCGAGAGCATAGGCCGCGTGCTCAATGCCGATTCCCCTTCGATTGGCGTTTGGACAGTGGTAGGCAACGTGTTTCTCCGGAACACCTTGGAAGATGGCATAGGGATCCACGAAGTAGTGAGCGGACTTCTGCTTGTCTCCGGGAAGGTTGGGAGGGAGATCCCGCATCTTCTCCGCGCAACGTTGGGCCATGCCGGGGACGCAAGGAAGTTCCATTGTGTGAATCACCACGTAGTCAACGGCCTCACGGTAAGCCGTTTTGTAATACCGGGATGGGATGAAAGGGTGTTGTGAGAGCATGGCTTCAACCTCCCCCAAAGCCAAAACGTCCCCCAAGAAGCCCGATGAAGTGCCAGAAGAGCCCGGTATGGTCCGCCGTTTGCTGCCCGAGGATCCCTATCCCCGCGTTGAAGTAGTCCCGCCAATGAAGCATGAGCGAGGGAAAGTATCGATTGGGAGCCGCGGATCCTATTTGAAGGTTGAAGCATCCGTCCACCCCAAGCCTCAAGGGGAGGTAGTTCACGGCAAGGCAAGCCCCCAATGGGAGAGCGTTGGGGCCCACGAGGTACTCCCCCGTCTTGAGATCGAAAGCTCCCACGGCCGCGGCAACGGCCCCACCCCAATCCCACACCTTGGGTTTGGTCTCATCACAAAAGGCCCTCGAGGCCATGGCCCAAGACATCCCCACCGCAAGGGCAAGAAGCAAGAGCACACCCGGGGTGCCATGCCCGGAGTCCTTGGGCCGCAGCGGGAGCACCTTTCCGGAATCATCGGGGATGGGGAGCACGTCCACCTTTTCATCAAGCTTACGAATGGCCGCGCGGATGTTCGTAGCCGCAACAATGATGGTTGCAAAGCTAGCCTCGATTTGGGCCCCAATATGCAGTCCCGTGGAGGGGAGCCACACCACCACAAGGATCGCGGCCGTGCACGCAAGCCCGGCAAAGTGGAGGAGCCGGTGGAGCTTGGACTTGGTGACAGGGTACACAAGGCCAAGCACGAAACGCGCAACACTCAAGAGCTTCGCTTTCATGGGGATACCTCCTTAACCGTGGCAGGGATAGCGGCAAAGGCCGGATTGGGGCCGGCCTCGATGAGCGCGGTTTTCTTTGCGGCCTCTTCCTTGAGGACTTCCTTTACCACCCTCTCCATGCGTAGGGTGAGGACGGCCCAACCCGTGGCGTTGACGGCGATGCCGAAGCCGATCCCGATGGCCAACCAAACCCGGAATTTTCGCACCCACTTTTTAGCCCAACATCTTGAGCTTGAGGCGTTGACGTAGCGGATCGTCCACAACATGGATGCCGGCTTCTTGGCCAGCAATACCAATTGCTCCGGGGTGATGTCCTCAATCCCTCCGGTAGGATTCGATCCGGGCTCGTCCTCATCCGCAGTCAAGATATCTATTGGGCTTGTCATGGGTACTACGCTCCGGGTTTGGGTGCTACAAAACAGTATTACATGGTAAGGATTTGAAGCTTTTTCAGCAGTAGATCCGCGGCTCCGCTTGTGTTGCCGGAACGGACAGAAAAGACCGCGGCCCACTCGTTGGATACCATTTGCAGAACGGTAGTGCTCGAGACCGTGGCAATCCCCATCAACTGCAAGCTACCCACGGATGGGAATGCTCCCCCGGATGATTGGCCGATGTAGACCGAAGCCGTATTCGATACCACCTTGATGGCAACCACGTCATACGAATTATGCGAGGAATCCGAAGCGCTATAGCTTGTTGCGGCGCTAGACACTGTGAGGGATGAGACAAATGACAGCGTCGGGCTTGAATACGAGATGTTCCCGTCTACCCTAGCCATATTCCCGATCGTGTACGTTGGGCCGTAGAACAGATCAAGGTGTGCGGCCTCGTAGTTGGCGTTCGGGACGTGGGGAGTGGTGAACATATACTCCACCCACATAGTTCCCCAATTCTGTGAAGCGAGTCCCGGAGCCAAGTCATTCACACGAGCCCACAAGGCTCCGCCGGTTAGCGTGGTGTCGAAGTTGTTTGAGTTGTTGGTGTTGCACTTGAGGTATAGGCCGGCATGGGTGCCATCATTAACCACGGCCGTGGCTAGGTTGGCAGAGTTGGCCATGGTCCATTTCTTCCCGCCGATTACCTTTGTGCCATTCCCTCCCGTGAGGATGTTGGTGGTGGTGACCGTGCTTGTGCCGGTGGTGATGCTTGTCACGGTTGAAAAGTCGATCGCATAGACAGCGGTCAAAGATCCACCACCTCCGCCGGATGGGGTGCCCCACGTGCAATCATCCCGCCAATAGGACGTCCCGCCTCCCGGGCACTTGGGCGAAAGTCCGTGAGCGGTGGTGGAAACGTTGGCCGTGGTGTTGTCGGAGAGGGAGAGCATAGATTCCAACACACCCGCAACTTGGGCCTTGGGAGAGGCGGAGAGGGCCGCAGATGTGCCCGTGGCAGTATCCGTGCCCGTTGTCCAACGGATGCCCGGGCCGGCATACACGTTGCCCGTGGGGGCTCGAGCATCCGAAAGCCGCGGATCGGTGGAGGTGGCATAGTTTGTCATGGCCGCGGTGGTTTGGTATCCCGCCAAGCTCGAGGCATGGGCAATCGTGGTTTCGTAGTCCGTGAGAACTGCGGTAGAGATGGCCCCTGATACATCCGTGATGGTGTGGGTGTGGGTTACGCTTGCGTAATTCGTAAGCGTTGCAGAGGACACGGCCCCTGTTACTTGGGAGACCGGGATCACGATCTTTGTGGAAGGCTCCACGTGTCCCGTATCGCAATCGATCCGGGGGATGCCACAAATGCCCGCGGCCTCTGCGGGACGATCAAAATACCCCACCAAAGCAGCAACGCAGAACAGAGCACCAAGAAGGCCAGCAATGCGCAAAATATATCTCATGCGTAGGATCCCCCAATCACTTTCCAGAAGGTTGGCGTTGTGTCGATGCGGAATTGCACCTCCACCGTGTCATCCGCCTTGAGGTGGATGTCTTGAGGACTTGGATCCCCCATCCTTGGGGTTTTGATTTTGGAGCCGGAGCTTGGAGAGCCCATGGCCGTGATCGTGGTGTCAGCGGTGAACGTGAGGGAGAGTTTCTCCCCGCCGATGAGGCTTGCGGACGGGATGCCCACCAATGGGCCGGAGCCCGTAACAAGCAAATTGCGATGCCCGCCAAAGTCTCCCAACACCCCATCCGTAATCCCAACGGGGAAGAAAGGCTCATCCACTCGGGCCGTGGAGGGAGTTGGAGCGCTCCCCATCGCGGTGGGGAGGTATTGGATCCGCATCTTCCGAAGCACTAAGTCTTGATGCCCTAGCGTATTACCGGACATTACAGAAAACCAAACGTTGTAGAATTCCTTGGCGTTGCCGTGTTGCTCTCCTGGCACCCCATCGTAGGCAATGAAGGGAGCACGGCCGCGGAATTTTAGGGCCTTGATATCCGGGAAGCTGCCATCTCCCGGGGCATCGGTGGTGTAGCACTCCACCTCACCGGGGAGAATCCGGAACGCCCAAGCTCCATATTGAACCTGCTCCCGGGCCTCTCCATAGGTGTCATTACCACCCACGGAAAATTGTGTCCTGCCGTAAGACTTTGTCGGAGAGTCAAGGCTATTGGCCCCATCCCCGATGGAAAACTTAACAAGGCCGTTGTAGGTGTAAGATTGAACGGACCAAATCAACCCCACGTGGGTGCTCTCGAAATCTGCCGTAGGGGCATGCGGGACGCTGCCAAGCACCCATAGCCACGTTTCCGCAATCTGCGGCCGTGCATTCACGGCAAGCGCATCCGATAGGGTAGGGATTGGGGTGTAAAGGGCCCCACCATTTAGGACATGTTGGGAGTTTACGGAAATCTCCGTATTACACTTTAAGTAGATGCCGGGGTATGTTCCACCATTGAGCGCGGCAACTGCAAGCCGTCCCGATTGGGCTAGCGTCCACGGCTTCCCGCCTATTGTCTTGGCCCCATCACCTCCCGTGAGAAGGTTTTGGGGGGTTAACGTGGTGAAGTCGATCTCATAGGCCGTCCGCAAAATCCCAAACCCACGGCCGCCTCCAACGGGCCAAATGAGATCCCAATCCTTCATCCCCAAGCCGAACTTAACCCAAATCGCAACGGGGAGGCCCCCGGCAATCTGCCAAGCAACTGTCTTTGGCTCCACGGGGGAGCCGTCCGGCATTGTCGTATTCTCGAGGGTGGGATCCGCGTAGATGTCCAACCAAGAATCGAGGAGGTACGGATCGAGGGCGTTACACACCCTCCTCCATACGTCCCGCTTGGCATCGCGTAGCTCATCGGTCGGACTGCGGCCTAGCGCATCCGCAACCTCAACACCTATGCGATCACCCCGGAGACTCATGTATTACGCAACCGTATTGAAGATCACCATATCAATCTGCCAAGTGGACCCAAGCCCACCGATGCCCCCCAAATACCCAACATTAACAACCCCCATGGAGCCGTTTGCGATCGTGGTGTAGGTTGGGGCTCCACCTTGCCCGGAGCCGCGCACAAATGGGAAGATATGGCCGCTCCTTGCCCACCCTATGGCATCGGCAAAGGTGATGGGGAATGATGTCAAGTCCGTATTACCTGTAAAGGTAAGGAGCATGATCCGAAGGTTGCCGATTGCCACGGCCTTGGCCACCCCATTGGAGACAAGGGGATCCACGGTAACCAAGCTCCGGACGTCCGTGATTGCCACCTTGGCGCCAAACGCAGCTTCAAAGGCCGTGGAGAAGAGGCCCCCAAATGCCGCGGAGAGCATGTCGGAGAACTTTCCTTCGAACTCAAGAGCGGTGAAGCCCCACCGCTGCCAGTAAGAAGCATCCGCGGGGGTTTGGTGAGCTAGCGGGGGATGCGTGCACGCGTAGGTGCTTCCGTTGTATTGCACGCGATCGTCAATTGAGTATGTCTCTCCGACATCCCAATCCGGAACCCCACGGCCGAGTAAGTACCTCCCCGCTGAATCCGTCTTGTTGAGGATCCAATTCATCCACCTTCTTGGGATCGACTTGGCCCCCGCGGGCATGCCCGTATTCTTAACCCCTCCGGGATCGAGAAGGTTGCCCGAGGCATCGGAACCCCAAATAACGGAGAGTGCCGGCTTTGAGATGCTCATGTCAAAAATCCTCCGCCCATCGGCCAATGCCTACGGTTGCGCTTTCGGTTGTATTGAATCCCACACCATTTGGATCTTCTAGAGTTGTGACGTCACTTTCAAGGGCAAAGGTGAAGCATCCATCGGCCCACCAATATTGGGAGAGGCTCACCCCGGTGGGACGTGGGAGCACGGCCCCACGTGACATGGATACCCCACTCGTGAGGTTGAAGATGCCCGCCTCCCAAGCCTCCACCTCCCGGCCTACGGCTACGAGGGTGGTCATATGTCCGATCTCCGTAATGCGGACAAGGTCCGATGTGGTCAAATCGGGCATCACGATTTGCAAGGCCTCGAGGAGTTGTGGGAGGGTGCCACCCTTGACGTGGTTCCGGTAGATGCGCGCAAGGATGAGCTTCAAGTATTGCGCATCCGTTAGGGTGAGCTGCCCGGTGGGGCCCGGGACTACGTTAGACACCCCCACAATTGCCCCAATTGCTAGCAGTTGGGCCCCTACGGCTCCGTCCGTGTTGGCCGTGGCTTGCGTAGCATCGTCCACCGGATTGAGATAGCGGCCAAGCTTTTGGAGGAGAAGCTCCATGTCTTGGCCAAGCTCGAGGATCCCCCGGAGGAGTGCAACAAGCTTCACGGAGGGCACGAACTGCCCGGTGAGGCGGCCGAGGCCTTGCGTGTTGCGGTCTCCGGGAGTTCCAACCAAGTCGATGGTGGGGGATGCCATGGGTTAAACCTCCACCACCGAGACCGATGAGATCTCGACAAAGGATCCGAATGGGACGGGGAGGTTTCCCGCTACGGTGCCCGCATCGGTGGTGAAAGAGAGCCCGACGAAATCGAAGCCCGGAACGGAATTGAGGAAGGCCGCGAGGACATCCGTCCAAGACAATTGGCCCTTGTCATTTCCAGAGACTTGGATGTTGGGCTTGCCCGTGACTTTGTTTGAGCCCGCGGCCCAAGCCGTGATCGCATCCGAGATCCTCTTGTCCCCATCGGTGGGGTAATTGTAGCGCTTGGACAAAGTGACAGTAACTCCCACCGAAAGTGGAGTCGCGAGATCATAGTTGATGGTTTGTGCAACCCCCACCGCATCAAGTGGGTGTTTCGTAATACTCCCTTGAGTTCCACACCCATGGCCCTTGAGGAGGAAGATGGTATTTGCCACCGGATCCGCATCGGTGGTGGTCTCCGCGGGATCCGAGCTACTCCCCAAGTCCACGCGAACGAAAACCCGGAGGCTATTGGGGTTGATGGTGTTTTCCGAGGATCCCACCACAACGATCTCACTCTTGTCATTCTCCCACACCACCGCATCAATCACATGGGGGAGCTTCTTCAAGGTGGCTTGGAGCCCGTCCGTCATACCTTGGGAGGCGATGGCCACGGACTGTTGCCGCCGGACGCGGGCATTCGGATCGCTTTCCACGTTGTATCCTGGCACCCCCACCGAGTTGGAGACCGCGTCCCAACCATCCACCGTTGTTTGAATGACCGTCAAGGAGTCCGCGGGCACTCTGCCATTGCGGGGAGGGCCGGACTCGTTACACTGCAAAGTTCCGGAGACCGTCCCTCCCAAGCCGATGGTAGCCGGAGCGATTGGGCTCCAAAGTGACCCATCATATGTGGATTGAATCACCTTGGTTGTGTCGATCACGGTGCCGGGGGTGCCGATGAAGATTGCGGGAGCCGTGCTCTTAGAGGATCCGTTCCGCGGGCATCCCGTTAGCACCATGAGCCCGGAGAGCATTTGCCCGGTAGCCGCATTCGGATCTCCAAGCCCTCGGTGGGTGTCTTGGGCAATGCCGTTCAAGTCATCAAACATCTCCGCAAGGCTCCCGCTGATTTGGCCGTCCGGGCTTGTGGCGGACATGTCAGCATCGCTGCCATAAGCCGCGTAATACAGATTATCTAGGTAGGACTTGATCGCGGTCATAGGGACGCGAACGAAGCCCGCGGAAGTAAGCTGTCCGGAGAAAAGGGTGGTGCTCATAGGACGGCCTCCGAAACGGTGAAGGGGGCTCCACTCTCGAGCACCCCTAGGATGCTGCAAGATGCGGCCCGGGTTGTGTGATTGAAGTCTAGCGTGAATTGCGTAATGGCGTGCACTCCCTCAACACGCAAAATCGCGGCCTTGATGACAGTCTCCGCATACATAGGATCGGCGGGGAAGGAACCAAGGATGGTGCGCTCACTCGCGTTTGGATTTCGAATCCAAGGAATTCCTTGGGTGATGTCGAGAAACCACTCACCGAGGATGAGGTTGAGAGTGCCGCGGATCTTTTGGATCGTGGCCTCACCCCCCGTTGCGAAGTCTTGGATCCCATGCCCTCCGGTTATGTCGTAATACGCGGTAGTACCGGAGCCAACCTTTGCAAGCCTACGGTTAATCATGTGTTCCCCGCTAGCACGCGTTGACAAGGAGGCCCAAAAGCTCCGTGGACAGCTCCAAGGATTGGGCATGGGTGTGAACCATTCAACACCCCATTGACGATCGGATTCGCTCCCGCGGGAGCGTTGAGCTTGATGGTGCCAACGGATGAGGAGATCGAGACGTCTCCGGTGGAGGAAGTGACGTTGATATCCTTCCCGTCAATCTGGACTTTGGCCTCTCCGTCCAACCTCCGCAGCTCCACGGACCTACCGTTGAAGTTGGAGACCGCTCGAGGGATGCTAGAAATCCCCACTTGGGCGAATGCGTCCGACATGTCATGGGTTCGGAAGGTGCCCGGCTCTTGCACCCCTCCGGCCTTGTGCCACTCATCGATCGCTCTCTCGGCAAACCATACCGCGCATTCGTCCCCCTTCTCCACGGGGAAGGTTAGGACGAAGCCCCCACCGCGGGGGAACATCACCGGCACATCCATGATGGGAGGAAGAGGCTTGAAGCCCTCCCCAATGAAGTAGCGTTTGGCCACGGGCCGCACAACGGCCGTTTGCTTGGTGGGGTTGAAGCTCTCCACAATGGCGATCGTGTTGGTGTGCGTGTTGAGCTTCTCTGCCAAGACTGCGGCCTTAGTGGCCGCGGCCTCATCGTTTACCCCGGCCTCTTCGTATTGCCTTTGAGCTAGAAGATCGGTCATAGAATGTCTCCGTCCGGAGTGGTGGATTGTGGGAGGCCTTTGATTGATGGGATCTTGGCATCGAGGGCAACACACTTGCACTCAGAGAACCACTCAACGTCTCGGGTGTCTCCGGTGATGTGCGCCGCATACACTTTATAGATTCCATCCGGATCCGTGCGTGCCGGCTTCGATGGGCCGTGAAGCTTGCGCTTTTGCCCTTTGAGTTCAGCTTTGAGGTGCCGCATTTTCACCTCATTGTTCCGGAGCCAAAGCTTGGAGCCCGGGACGATGCGAGGATCGAAAAACGTCTTGATGGTAATACCCTTGTCATTCACTTCGGGGGTGCCAACCAAGCCCGTCTCCGAATCCACCTCAATGGCCTCATTGGGGAGGGTGGAATCCACCGGCACCATGATGAGCTTACCATCTTGAATACTCCACTCGGCCGCGTTGTCCTCGGCAACCCGGTCCAAGATATCTCTGGCATTGCCGGAGAACACCCGGCCTCGGCTCCGTTTGCGGAATAGATCCTTGCCGTGGACGTGGCCCAATGTCGTAGCCTTGAAAGAGTGGAGCAATTGCCGGATGGCATCCGCGTCCGTATGCCCGGCGGCTAGCGCGAAGTTGACTAGCGTCCCCTTGAAGTCCTTATCCCCATCCCCGCAATTTAGCTCCGTGATCCGATCGTTCCCGTCCCGGTAGATGTTGCAATACTTGATGTTGCCGCGGAAAAAAAGCCGGTTGTTACTTTGGTATCCCCCTTGCAGTATTACGTCATTGAACTCGCGATCCACCTTTCGCTCATCGGATTCGCTTAGATTGTAGATGCGGATCGTACCCACGTTGGGGGTCCGATAAATCGTCTTGGTGATGTCAAACGCAATACGGAGGTGCTCCACAAGGAGCCCGGAGGATGGCCACACCTCCCCATTGCCATCCTTGCCCACAAGGAGTTGGCACTTTCGAAGCCACTTGACGGAATGCTTCTCCGTCGCTGTCATCATTCGATTACCTCACCGGGAGCGATGAAGACCACAATAACCCGAGCCCCTAGATCCTCCGGGCCGGCATCCACCGATTGTGGGAGGATTCCCGCAGCCTCAACGGCCGCAGCGGCGGACAAGTCCACGGCAAGCAAGGTGCCGATGCCAAGCGCGTAGGGAGCCAGCAAATCGCAACCGATGAGGATTGGGATGCCCGCAGCCAACATCTCTCCGGTACGCTCGAGGCTTAGATCGAAGCTCCACCGGGCATTGCGCTCATTGAAGTATTGCGCAAAACGGTACTCAACCCCACCAAGAAAGGTGGTGAAGCTTGCCCACGGATCCGATGTGAAGGGTATTGTTTGCATCACTTCTTGATCCCTAGAAGCCCGGCAAGGACGGATACGGGCTTCTTCTTGTCCGTTTCGGGGGATTCTTTCCGGCCCCCATCCGTCTTGGGAGCTGCGGCCCGCTGCGTTTTTTTGGGCCCTCGAGGGGGGTAGAGAACCGAGGAGGTGAGGGCAAAAGTAACTTGCTTGAGGTTGATTGCGGCCCGGAGGATGCCCATGGAATCCTTCTCTTGCTTGGCGCTCCCCGATTCGAACATCATATTTCGGTAAAGCCCCAAGCCGATTTGGACGTCGAAAACCGCAAAGGCCTTGGCCTTGCTCAAGATGTAGGCCCATGCATTCACGGAGCGCCGGACGTTGCCTTGGCCATTCCCCGTCCACGTGGTTGCAAGCCGATACGAGGGGGTGCCTTGCCCATCGGAGAGCATGGGGGAGTCCGTGACTGCAACCTCCATTACAAGCTTATCCGGCTTGGCATACGCGTGATCTGACATAGACACCCCCGTTGCTACCGGGTTGTCCGTGATCGCAATGTCGAACGATGGTTGCTCAGAGATGACACTGTCAAACGTTGCAACCTCCGGCACCCCGGTCACCTCATCTACCCCGAAATTGAAGCCGCGATCGATGATTGATGTTTGCATGGCTACCTATGCCCAGATTGTGCGTCTCGAGTTCGTTCCCGTGCCCGTTGGTCTCGAGCATCAAGCACGCGTCCAACTTCCTTGGCCGTGGCCGCGGGATCCTTGGCTCCGTTGACTTGCAGGGTGGTAGGTCCGTGCGTATGGTTCTCCGTAATACTCACTGGACCACCTCCCCACGTTCGCACATCCCCCGCGTAATCTGTAGGCCCGATCCCCTTGTTGGTGCGATTGTTAAAGGCTAGGTTTTGGCGCTGCCATGCAACCGCAGAATCCAAGCCGGCATAGGCTCCACCACCCTTGGCCTCTTTCGTATCGAGCTTGGGGGCCAACGTCATCCCGAAGAAATCCCCCACGGAGCGGAGGGGGCCGGACACAAAATTGTAGAACTCCTTGGCCTTGTTGAGGAGATCGTCCCAAAGCTCACCGAACCATTGCTTGAGGGGATTCCAAGCATCAATGATTTCCTTGGCCCCAATTGCGATGCCCGTAACCCCAACCACGAAAAGGCCGAGGGGCCCGCTACTGGCAGACAAGGCGAGGAAGGCCGCGGAGAGTAGTCCGATACCCCCTAGCATCGCATCCACGGCATAGGGGAATTGCTCGAGCATCCAACCCGTTACGCTTGTACCTCCCCGGTAATACGTCCACAAATCCTCAATAAGGAGCCCGATGGCCGCAAGGAGCCCACCCACAATCAAGGCTTTGAGGCGTCCCAAGGATGCGCCGAGAAGGGAGGTAACGGAGTCCGCCGATCGAAGGGCAAGAACGAACTTGGTCATAGAGGCGGCCCAACCAAGCACGGTGAGCCCGATCGCATGGGCCTTGAGGACTAGCCAAATGCCCACCAACTTATCGAGGTGCCCCCAAAGCAACCCGGCAACATCCACCACCTTCCCCACGGCCCTCTCCACCTTCTCGATATTCTCTGGATTGCTAGTCCAAGCGATGAACTTCTGCAATACGCTATTGACTACGGGTAAGAGCCCCACGGCAATTCGGTTCTTGAGTCGGGTGACGGAGCGCTCCGCCTTTTGGAAGGCCTTGTCCGTCTTCTCCGCGTTCTCATAGTCTTGATCGGCAAAGGGGTTCTCCTTGAGTGCCGCATCCTTCAACTTCTTGAAGTTGCCAACCCCCTCCTTGAGGAGCGGAATCAGCTTGGGATCGATGCCCAAGGCCTCGGCAAGGGCAAGCCGCTTGCCCGTGCTAGCGTTCTGCATCTTCGCAACCACATCCCCGAAGATCTCATCAAACGTTTTTAGTTTGCCGTGGGAGTCCTTGGCGTGGAGCCCGAAGCGTTGGAGCACCATCGTGGCTCGAGGGAATCCCGCGGCAGCTTGCCCCACCAAGGTATTGAGCCGCGTGATCGTGCCCTCCATGGCCTCGAGACTTGAATCATTCGCCGCGGCCACGGCTCCAAAGGCCGCTACTTCTCGGGCCGACATGTCCACGCGCTCCGAAAAGTCCTGAACATCCCCCATCGACTCCGCAACACCCTTCACCATGTGCTCGAGGCCGTACACGGCCCCTGTCATGGCCCCCACAATGCCCAAGGCCACCTTTTTGGCATCACCGGCAACCTTGGCAAAGCCCTCAAGGCTCTCCGCATCGATCTTGAAACCGAGGGAAACTAGCAAGCTGTCAATGATGGTGGGCATGGTGGGGGAAACCTACTTCCTTAATTTGGCCGCTTTTTCTTCTGCCTTCCGCATGCGTTGCCGTAACACGGCTTCCATATCCATTGCCTCGTGAGCGTTGAGGAGCCAATCAAGGCCGTAGGTGTGGGGGCCCGTTTCGGAGAGCTGCCAATATTCGCATAGGGGCGGGTTTCTCAAGATGGGCCTCCACACAAAGGCGTTGACGTTGTCTGAGGTGACGGGCTCTATGGATTCTGCGGGATCGTCGGGATCGGGGGTGTATTGGACTTTTTGGGAAGCACGTCCCCTAAAGGGCCGAGGTTGTGCACCACCGCACCAACAAACACCTTCCAAATGTCTCCGGGACGATCCGCGAAGTCCTCATTGATGTTCCGGAAAGACTTCCCGTCGATCATGATGTATTTGAATAGCATCTCCATGAGCCGGGTGAGTTCGGCAAGCGTGAGATTCCTTGCCACCCCTGCCACCATGTCTAGGAGCCCAAGGGCAATTGCGCTCCGGATGTCCCCCGATACCGCAGCTTGCGCGGCCGTAGAATCTGCCGAACCAAGCACGCGGGCAAGGGACAATTCCAGATCCAAGGCCTCGGTGGCCGCACACCTCAGAATGGTAATTGTTCGGCCACCTACGGAGAGCGTTGTGGATGAGAATGCCATGGCGTATTACCCCAACGCTTCGGCATTGCCGGTTGCTTGTCCCGTGAAGACGGGATCCCCCAAGATGAAGGCCCCTTCCTCAAAATACATCACCCATTCAACCGCGTTGGCCTTGCCACCTCGAGTGACGTTGGCGGGCTTCTCGATGTAGCCATACATCGACTCCACCGAATCCCGACGATAGGTGTCGTATTGCTGAACTGTGATCGGGGTGAAGCCCTCGAGGTGGTCTTGCCCAGCGGCCAACTGTGAGAGGTAAGCATTGGTCGGGGAGGTTTGGGCAAGCTTGATCGTGACCTTGATCGACTTGTCGGCGGAGAGGCTCACTGTGGCCTTCCCATCGACTCCGATCACCATGGACGCGCTTGGGGTCACGCGCTCCGCTTGGAACACATCGTCACCCTCGGCCCAATTGGTAACCGGGACATTGTTGATCGTGGTGAGAAGCTTTCGCCAGTCATAGAATTTCATTTTCGCTCGTCTCCTCTATTGGGGTTGTGGCTTGGTCCGTTGACTAGCGCTGAAAAATCAGGGTGGGGTTGCAGTATTGAATCGCTCCCGCTCCGATGAGCGCGAACGTGATTGGGGGAGCCTTCCGCGCTGCCCGATCCGCATCGGACATGGTGGAGACGGGTTGAGCAAAGGCGTAGTAACCCTTCGAAACGAAGTCTCCCGTCTTGAGATCTCCGAAGCCGGGGAAAGTCCACACCCCCGGAGCGAGAAGGCCATTCCGAACGGCCTTTTGCATCTCGATGCTTGCGGCATTGATGAGAGTGGTGGAGCCCTTGTCCGTCAAGGGGATCCGCTGCTTTCGCATCTCGTTGACCATGCCCACTTGGACGTTGGCAAGGAGCCAATCCAAGGCCATACCCTCATCCGCGAAACGTCCATCGGCGGACTGTCCACGTTGAAGCATGGGGGAGGTGCCGAACGTGGCGTAAACGTTTCCATTCCAACCCGGAGCGCTCCCATCCGTCTTTCCGCAGATTGACTCAAACTGCGATTGAGTGAGAGTGGAGGATCCGATCCCGGTGAAGTTGGCCATGAGGGCCGTCTTGATCGAGTTCGGTTGGTCGTAGACGGTTGTCAGATAGAAGCCCATCACGGCCGCGTGACCGTTGGCATGGGCATCCGCCGTTGCATCCGTGTAGATGCCCATCGTGCGGGAGTAGGCCGCGGTCTTGGCCAAGTAGAGCATGTTTGTGGCATCCCCCGGAGTGAGGCACGCGCTCTCTTGAGTGCAGAAGAAAAAGCGGCACTTGTTGGCCTGGCACCAAGCCTCGATCAAGATTTGATCCGATGCCGAGGTGTCAGACACGCAAGCCACACCATAGAAGGTGGGATCGGCATTCTGGCAAGCTGAAATCGCGGCCGTGTAACTCGCATCGGAATCGATCTTAACCCCCACCTTGAGGCTCTTGGGGGTGAAGTCATCTTGGCCGAAATACGTAGCCGCAAACTGTTTGGCCACCGTATCCGTGGAGAAGGCCGCAGCAACTCCGGCATAGTCGGAGAAGGTTTGGACGCGGCCTCCGGCGGGGAGCGCGGTTGCGTGCGTGAGGAGGAGCCCCACACTGAAATCACGGGCAGCTTGGGCCGAAGCCGAAAGCACAAGAGTGGGATTCACAACGTTGTTTTGGGACAATGAACTCATGGCATCACCTCGATAGTTTCAACGATCAATTGAGTTGCGCCGGGCTCCGCAACCTTGAGGGTTACGTCTGCCGAGGCGATGGATTCAAGCAAGAATTGCTCTCGATTCACAATCACGAAGTCAAGCGAAACGGCCGCACGGCCCTCCCATCGGGCATCATCGAGGAGCTTGGAAACATCCACCGGGCTTGAACTCCCCTCGAGGCCAAGCCCCATCCGCTCCATAAGATCCATCATCGCAGAGGAGCTAAGGATTGTCTCGAGGCGGGAGGACTTGTCCAAGGCCCCAAGCCCAAAGGGAGCAAGGCCGGAGCTATCCGGGGAGGGAGAGGCATGCCGATAGAATTGGATCGAGGCCGTGAAGCGGTAACAGTTCTCGATCTCCTCCACCACCTTGGTGCTCCCCAAAGTGGGATCGTCATACGTGACAATCGCTTGTGTCCCGAAGTCCGCGGTGGGGCCCTTGACAATCTTCACCGTTGCGAACTCGGAAGCCTCTTTCCCGGTGGAGTAGTCTTGGCCCTCGGGCCGCACGCTATTTGCGGCCATATTGAAGGCCGTCCGCACAAGCCGGCGCACAAGGTAGCCGCACGCATCCGCGAACGTGGGGGGAAGGTAGCCGCTCACGTTGGCACCATTTGGGCAAGCACGTGGATGTAGCCTCCGGAGGCCCGGAAGTCCTCGATGTGGAGGGCAAGGTATTTCACCCCATCCACCACCACGAGATCGGCGGGGGAGCTTTGGTCTCCGATCCGAACATCCCCCACGGTGAAGATTCCCACCATATCCACAAGCCGAGTGCCCTCCGGGAGGAGCTTCAAATCCGCTTGGGATGCCGGCTCAATGTAGCCGATCAAATCTACCGGGGTGCCCGGGGTGGTGGAGGCCTGTCCCTCATTGGCTAGGGATTGCGTGCGGCGGATGCGGGAGAACGATCGGCAGAAGTCCGGATCGTTCACGAGTTCCGATAGATCAAGCGCATCACTCATCCGGCGGCCCTCCCGTCTTTACCAAGCACGAACGTAATACTGTTGCGAAGTTGTAGGGTGTTCTCGAGGGGGTGTGTCTTGGGCTTCTTGGCCAGCAACGTGGAGGGAGCGTTCGGCTCAAACTCCCCAACCCGAAACTCCCTCTTCACCTCTCCCGCGGCCACGTTCCCCAATTGCTTGAGGGCCCCCTCAATGGTGATGCCACCAAGGAGGATGAGCCGCAGATTTAGCCGGTTGAGCTTTTGGAACTTGGGAGTCCCACGGGCAAGGCCACCACGGAGGAAAGACCGCTCCGGTATCCCGGGGATGTGCTTCTCCTTGTCCGCAGCAACTCCGAACTCGTTTGCCGCTGCCACCACCGCAAGGGGTGTGGTGCTATCGCGCTCCTCACCCTTGGCCGTGACTTCTTTCGCGTTGCCAGAACCAACGGGAACACCAACCCACACTTCCTTGTTGGCTTCGTTGATTCGACGGGTGAGGGCCTTGAGGCCTAGCATCTCCCCACCTTTTATTGAGGCCGTGGCCCTCATACGTAATACGCTCCCGCACCAATGAGCCTTTGCAGCTCAAGGTACCTTCTCCCGTATTTCGTATAAAGGAACGTCTCATCCCATGCGAGCTTTAGAAGCTCCGCACTTCGGGTGAGACTTGCCCTCCCCACTGATTTGCTCATGGCTCGCACGTCCGCATCGAATGCCGTGATGGGCTCCCCCGCTGTCACGGCATCCCAAACCAACTTGTGGGCCGCATAGTTGCCAAGCCCAAGCGGAGCCTTCTCCTCCCACATCTCACCCACAAACAAAGCCGCTTCGGCCAAGGCTGGCGCAACTTTGGCTGCAATCGAGGTGAATTGGGGGAAAGCTTGAAGGAACTCCGCTTGGGTCATGGCTCGAGGCTCCCCTTAGTCCGCGGTGAGAACGTTGTCGTAATAGAAGGCCGAGGATGGGTAACGGTACTCCACCCCACCGAGGCGGAACTCACCGGGCACCAAGACGGTGGCACCATCGAACTGAGGAGCGACGAACTGCAACGGCATGGGCATATGCAGAATCACGCGATCGCGATTGTTCACATAGAAGATGCAACGGCTCTTGCCCGCCGAAGCTCCACCCTTCGTGGCAGCTCCCGGGGCCCCGGTCCCGGTATCGAGGCCAAAGCCCGGGATGATCTTCAAGTCGATGTTTCGGAGGGCCTTGCAGATGTTGTTCTTGAGGAGGAACTCCAAGATCGTGGTAGCCAGCGGCACCCCTTCGATCACCACCGGAGTGGACACGAAGCGCTGGAAAGCCGCAGGAGGAATGACGGCCGTGTCAACCACATCATTGAAATTGGAGTTCTTGAACGGAGTGTATAGAGCCTTGTTGAAGTCCGCCAAGATTTCCAGCGGGGAGGCCGTGGGATCGTCCCATCCCTTGGTCATGGCGGAGACATCCTGCGGAACTACATCCGAGTTGAAGAGGCCGAGGAGGCCCTTCTTGGTGTCTCCGTAGAGAGCCACTCGGTTGCAGAAACGCTCAACCATCTCCATACAAGCCACCATCCGGCGCTCATTGAGCGGACGGCGGAGGTATGCAGTCTCCCGCAACTCCTGCAAGGTGTATTCGTACCCTGCATAAGCGTGGTGGATCGGCTTGACGTTGTCGTCATACTGCACATTTGCCGTCGGGAACTTGGTTCCCTTGTCGGAGGCCCATTGCGCGTTGCCCGCAAAGTCCGTCTTCTCGTAACGGACCGAGGTTGCCCAAGCGCCGACCTCGTTGGACACGGGCACCAACTGTCGGAACTGAGTGGGTAGGTACTGTCGAGCGTAGACTTGGCCCTCCGTGTATGCCAACTGCGCAACCACGAAGCTCATTGCTTCGCCAGCATCCGAAGTGATGCGGCCTTGGATGTCGGAGCCGTCTCCGATCATGCCGGGATTGCGGTGGACGAAGTCCAGCAAGTTCTTGTGTCGGTTGGCATCGACTACTTCATCGACGATATCCCAACCATCGTGGACAACCACTTCCTTGACGTTCTGCTTTCGGCTTTTCATTTGAGTATTACCTTTTCGAAATGTTTTGAGTTCGTGAGGTTGGGGGTTCTTTTACGATCCGAGGGTGATCGTCTGCCCGCCCAAAAGGGTGACTTCTCCGCACGTGTTGGCCGTTCCGGCCCCCTTCATCCTGGCACCCGGCACCAAGATGCGATCGGCCGAGGCCCCACCACCGGACGCGGATCCAAGCTCCCCGCTCTGGCTAACAACGGCATAGAGGGCATCCCCATCCGCCCAATTTTCGACGGGATAGACAGCCATGGAGCCCACTTGCATGAGCGGAACTTCATCGTATTGCTTGATGTTGGAGACGTTGGTGGAGTAGTCCGCCGGACGGATCGGGTTGGAGCACACCAACCCAACCAACACCTTGTGGGTGCTGTCCACCGGCACGCATCCGCCGTTGGCACCTTGGGCCGCTGCCCGTCCGTATTCGATGGGAGTCGCGCTTTCGTTGGTACGCGATCCAATGACTGCCGTGGAGGTGTCGAGGACTTGGCCCTTGTAGGCCCGCACGAACTCCGCACCACCGGGGGTTCCGAGATTGACGCTCATGATTGCATTCTCCTTGCTTGGGTTCTTTTAGTTTCGGCCCTTCGATGGCCTCGGGTTACTTGGCCTCTCCCCGGTGGGTGAGGTTGTGGATGTAGGCCGCACGGCCAACGGTCTTGGGAGCGGCTTCGGTGGAGTCATTCGTGGGGCCCTCGCCAACCGGCTTACGCGGGCAGAGGCCACGGGCCGTCTTGGTGTCGAGTTCCACACCATCTTGGATCGACTTCTCCACCATCACTTTGGCCGCATCCAAGGCCTTGTGGATCGAGTCCTCGGAAGTATCGTCCTTGATGCCGGCCTCACCGATGATGGCATCGGAGATGCGCTTGGCCGTGTCCGAACGTCCAACCAAATCAGAAAGCATGGCCCTACGAATCGCGGCCGTGCTCATCTCGTTGGTGGGCTTCACCGCGGGGCAAAGGGCCGTGCAATCGTTGAGCACGGAGGCCCGATCGGCCACCATCTCGTGAAGCTTGGCGGGAGTGACAATCTGCCCGCGGAGAACTTCAACCGCCTTGGTGTGCTCCGCCTTGAGGGCCCCAATGGCCGCATCGTGGGCGGAAGTGGAATCCGCGATCTGTTTGACGAGGCCCAAGCGTGCGGCCTCGAGGGATTCAACAAGGGACGCGGTGGGCTCTTCCAGATCGTGACCGGAAGGCTTGCCCGCGGCGTCCATGAGGATAACAATTCGTTTGCTCATGATCGTTGCTCCATTTTCTTCAGTGTGGTCAAAGACTCGGCAGACTTCCCCGCCGCGTGCTCTCATTTGGGTGTTGGAATCTCGGATGATGATCGCGCAATGGTTGCCAAGCATCTCCTCTTGAGTGCCATCGAAAGCCTCCCCATCGGCGGAAGTTCCGGGGGACATTTCAAGTATTGCGCGATAGCTATTTGAAAGCTCCGCGGGCTTCGATTGGATTTGCTTGATCGTGTCTGCACGTCCGATGTGCAAATCGGCTTGCATGAGTGGGCCTTCCATCCCCACATGATTCATGTGCCCGTGGGAAAGCTCCGCCCAATTGTCGGCCGTAACACCAAGGGGATACTTCGCGGGGGAGGGGTGGCCGAGGGTGATTGCCTTGTCCTCAAACGAGGCCGCGGCCTTGGCAAGCGCTGCGGGGGAGCGGTAGATCCGAACGATGGACTCCGGAGCACGGTCCGTGAGGCCAAGCTCCTTGGCGCGGTAGAGTTGAACTCCGGCCCGGGCCACGACACCTCGAGCGTGCATGATGCCGTCAAGGTCCACTCTCCGTTGAGTCTCGGAAGGTATTACGGAGTAATCCGTTATTGTGCATTCGTAGCGCATTATGCGGCCTCGGCTTCCATGATCTCAATTCGAGACTCGAGGGTTTCAAGGTTGATGTAGGGGATCGCTCCGCAGCGGCATTCAATGTCCTCACCGGGGTGGCAAGGCTCTCCGCCGATGGTTCCTGCAAGCGGCCCGGGCTCATCCCAACGGTGGGTTGTGCCATCCAAATCAGCATGGGACGGACGCACGGACTCATCACCTGCCGTGCTCCACTCATACTCATCGATTCCAGCATCATCTTGCCGGGCTTGGTTGAAGGCCGCATTGAGCTTGGAGGTTTGGTCTCGAGCAATCACACCCGCTCGAGCTTCGGAGACGTCCCCACGTTCCGAGATGTCGTCAACGAGATCCTCCCAACGAATCCCCTCTCCCCAATTGGTCTCCACCGAGTTCTGAACTTGATCGAGATACACGGTTGGGATCGTGGTGATCAACTTCGTATTATTTTCCGTCTTCTCGTTGAGGATGGTGACGATGCGTGGGTTGCGTTGCAGAAACGGCTTGATGTCAACCGATACGGAATCCCTCAACGCCTTGGCAAATCGCTCATCCACCGCAGCCAAGGAGCGATTGGCCGCGGCCCTTGCGAGAACCTCCGCTTGCCGGGACATCTTGCCGAGGTTCTCCGCCCGAATCTTGGCAATGATGTCCTTGGCAACGGGCACCGATGAATCGGAGAAGGTGCCAGGAAAGGCGGGCTTGAGACTTGGGAGGAGATGCCTCTCCACATCGTCCCGAACTACTCCGACCATGGCCCGCAGCTCAGAACGCAGCCAAAGCTCATTGCGGTGGCTAGGCCGGATGATTGCGAGCTTGCGCGGAGCCCGCTTGCGCATCTTGTGCACGCGATGCCCCGGGCCCGTGAGGCCCGGGTGCAAGAGGTGTGCAATTGTGATGCCCATTTCTTCAACCGTTACTTGAGGAATACCACACTAAGCCCTTGACAAGAAGGGGTATTTCTTCCTTTACGTTTCGTCCGATTCCGCAGCCTTTGTGCCCTTCTTGGAGGCTCCTCGGGCTACCTCTTCCTCCTTGGGTGCCGGCACATCCTCCCCCTCTTCCTCCTCACCTTCCGCGGGCTTGCGAGCTACCGGCTTGCCCTTCGTGGGAGGATTACCCACCCCGGGCTTCGGAATGTCTTGTCCCATGGTCAAGAGTTCCGCGGACTCCTCCGGATCCCCCGCCTCAAGCGATTCCTCCACCTCGTCCACGTCCTCTTGCTCCATCATGGGATAAACGTTGTCTTCTTTGAGTTGGCGGGCAATCACCAACGCAGAGACGGCCCCCATGCCCACATAAATCTTATCTCGTTGCGCTTCGTTCAACTGCCGTTGGGCCTTCTCGGCTCCGCTCTCTTGCTCGAGCGTATTCCAAGAAAGCTGCCAACCGGGAGGCACGGATCCAAACATGTCGATCGCGGCAATCGTATAGAGGTACTCCAAGCCCGGGGTGTATCGACTCTGCAAGGAGCGGAGGAACTTTTTGTAGTTCTTATCGTCCCCCTTGCCCTCAGATCCAAGGCCTTGGGCTTGCTCCCCAAACAGTCTTGAGGTTGGGGTGTTCGCGGCCCCCGATACGTTCCGCACGAACAGATCGCCAATGGCCGCGAGTCCTGAAAAGGTATTACCCTTTTTCTCGTATTTGTCCTCACTGTCAATCACAAGCATGCGATTGGCGGACTTGACCGTTGCAGCGATGCCGAAGCGTTCTTGGATCTTCCGCTTGCCATCCGGCATGGATAGGAGCTTCGCCAAGCCCGCGATGCCCAACACATCCACGTTGGCCTCAAAGAACATGGTGGCTAGAAGGCTCATCACGTTGGAGTAATCCTTTACATCGTCAATCACGTGTTGAAGGGTGGAGCGATGCCACATCCCATTGTGGAGCCAAGCGAACCACGGGAGTTTCTCACCGTGAAATGGTATTACGCGGGACCAATGGACAAGGCCCCCGGGCCCAATCGCTTGGGATGCCATATTGTAAAACCTCGGCCGTCCGAAGTTGGCAGAGTCCAAGTCATCCGGGAGATCCATCAAGTCCGTGGCTCCCACCCTCCAACGATCAATCACGTGGAGGTAGGACAGACATCCCTTGCCTAAGCGCTTGATGTCGAGGGGTTGGGAAAGATCCTTCTCCCCCTTGATGCCAATCACGATGAGGGAGCCACCATAGAGCCGGCCCCACTCCGCGTTCTCTTGAATCTTCTCCCGTACACTAAAGCGCTTCTCCCACTCGTAGATCTGTTGCTGCCGATCGCTCTCTTGCTTGCGGACGTTCTTGCCCTTGGTCTCCGTGAAGTCCCATTGGACTTTCAACCACTCGGCAAGCGCATCCTCCACGGGCACGGAGACGATGCGTTTGGAGAGCCAATTTGAGTCCCACATGTTCTCGGCTTGTTGCCTCGGCAACGGCAACACCGGAGCGAACTCCGAAAAAGCACGCTTATCCCTCGAGGTGCCAAGGCCCGCAGCCTGATTTACAAGCCCATCGTCCACGCGTCGGACAAGGCGATCAAGCTCCACGACTTGCCCGACGGCCGCCTCCAAGGAGTCCGATACAACCGTATTACGCCGCGAGAATGGATTCCACATTGTCTATCTCCTTAGAGCAATTGCCCTTGAACGTCGAACATTGATGGGGTGTGAGTGATTTGGGCTTCGTGCCCGTAGCGGACAGCGTCCCAACCGTGATCGAATCCGGGCTTGAGTAGCCGAGTAACCTTGCCCGTCTTCTCGTTGACCTTGTATGACCAAAGCCGCGCTTCTTCTTGAATGCTCACGCAATCCGCATGGATGATGATCTTCCGGAAGCTGCGAAGATAGGCGATCCCATCCTCCACACAACCGGGCCACTTCTGGCAACCTTCGATCATGTAGCCAGCATTCGAGAGCGCGGAGATCGTCTCCGGCCTAGCGCTATCTGCGATGATGTTGTAGAGCCTCGACTCCGAAACGGTATCGTACAGCTCTTTCGGTATGTCGTTAGTGTCCACACCAATGCCAAAGGCCTCCTCTGCGATGTAGAGATCCCGCACGGGGGTGACGATCTTCCCGTCCACAATGGAGCCCGGCTCCACCACATCGATGTATGACTTAATCAACGTGGTTGGATCTTGGGAGAAGCCGAAATCGCTCCCGAACAGAGGTGAGCCCCAAGCTTCGGAAACCTTGAAGTCCGTTACGGCCCACTTGCCATTGAGCACATGGGAGATGGATCGAGTCCAAAGGCCGCCTTCCCAAATGTGGTGGTAGCGCTCCGGATCTGTCTTGCGCATATGTAAGAGTTGGGACCGAAGCCGCGGGCTCAACCACTTGTTGTCCTGCCAATTCATCTTCACCGCGATGGTGCCCGGCATCGGGTTTTTCACCATGCGCTTGTAGGTTGGATCGGTCTCCTCACGTGGGTTGAACGAAACCCAAATCTCACCGTGGGCGGAGCGGATGGTGGGATCGAGAACTTCCCACGACTCCTCAGAGATGGACTCTCCCTCCTCGATCCAACAAATATCGATGCCCTCCATGGAGCGAATGGAATCGATGTTGTGCCGCAAGCCCGCAAAGATGAACTCGGTTCCATTGTACTTGTTGACGATCGACGTCTTCTGTACGTCATACACGGACTGCAAGCCGAGGCGGTAAACTTGGGCCTTCAAGAGCCGGTGAACGGATTGCGCGATCGAGGTTTGGAATTCTCGAGCACATAGGATGAGCAACTTTTTCTGCATCCCAAGCAAGAGGAGGCAGATCGCGATCGTCCACGACTTAGCCGAACCACGTCCACCCCACAAGCATTTGTATGGTGCCCGCCGTCCGATGAGGAAGCCGCACTTTTCCGGTATTGCAATCCGTATGCGTCCGCTTCGTGGAGGGAGCACGTGGAGCGCGGTCTTGGTTGCGGCCCTTCCCACTTAGTAAGGCCCCTCCGGCTTGGTGGGATCGCAAGCATCAAAGGGCTTGGCATCCTCCCTCTCTTGATCTGCAATCGGGCCCTCGATCTCCTCGAGTTCTTGTGCCTCACGTTCCGCGGCCTCCTCCACGGTCTCCGGATGTGGGGGCATTTGGTCCAAGCGACGGAGCTTCTCGTGGGTGCCATCGGGCCGGGTGAGCACCACCTCGACATCAAGAGGGCCGTTGATAGGAGCCTCAAAGGATCCCCCATTGTTCTTGAGATCCAAGGTGCTTGGGGCTTGGCCGAGTTGATACGAATGGAGATGCTTGATCGCTTTGAGACGATCCTCCGGGCTCGAGAGGAATCTAGCCAGGGTGGAATCCCCAAGGAGTTGGCGGATTCCCTCCTTGGCAGATACGGCCCCCTTGCCTCGAGCTATGCCCGCGTCCCGAATGGCCTCCACCACCGTCTCCTCACCTCGGCTATCAATAGCCAACCGCACGGCCTCGGTGGTGATTGCCTCGATCGCAGACATTTGGGAGCGCGGCTTGGAGAGGATGTCCTCAAGCGGCCGTTGCATGAAATCGCGAAACCACGCGATTGAGTAAACGGGAGCGGCCCCCGTCCTACCGGAGCCTTTGGTGGTCCCATCCGCGTTGACATTTTCCTTGAGGTAGCGCTTGCGCTTCTTGGCCGCAGCTCTCCGGCTCTTCTCCAAACGTTCCGCTTTCGTCTTACGTGGAGCCTTACGCCTAAGCTTCTTGAGCTTGGCGATTGGTGGTGGGAGTGAGTTCTCCGGGAGTGGGGGGCGTCCGCGTCTGGCCATGCTCCAAAGGTATCGAAAAGCCGCGTAGATAGCCACCAAATGTCAAGTATTACTTGAAGAAATGCCACCCACCGTCCCCACCGATTTGGAAATTGTCAACCACAAAACGACAAGCAAGAAGGAACGAAACAAGCCCAAAACGTTGATGGAATGACGGAAGGTGCTTGTTTTACGGGGGAGAACGGGCCTCGGGCCCGAATCCATTCCAGCATCGTTTTTCTTGATGGAATGCTGGGAAGGGCTTTAGTTGTAGGGGATGACGCGTTTCCATTCCATCATTCCATCATAAAGGGCAAAAGTTCCCTCTCTACTTTCCTCTTCTTTCTTTTTCTCTCTTCTATTTTTAGGTAGTGATGATGGAATGATGGAATGGAAACGCGTCAACTGCTATGCGGGCAGGGGTTTCCTGCATTCCATCAAGGCCAAAACGATGATGGAATGATGGAATGGTGATGGAATGGAGGTTTCCGCTTGACTTCGCGTCACTTCTTGGCACTCCGACGCGGTTTCTAGATGTCGGGTTATGCGTTCCTTCTTACATTCTTCCTTACTTGACACCAAACCCGCAGTATGCGATTCGTAACGACATGTCCAAGGATCCTCTCGATTACGCGCGCACCCTCGGCCTTTCGTTACCAATCCGCGACATCCAACGCCTTGAGGACGAAGCCGCGTCCCAAAAGCCTCCCATGGCCTTTCGGCAGTATCTTCGACACAAGCTTGGGTGTGCTCCGGCACGCATCGGCGCTCCGGTGAAAGATGCCGCGGAGCCTCACAAGCGGGCACGTGTCCGCTTGCGTGCCTAGGTTTCGGGACCGTGAACGCGGACAAAGACTTGGCCGCTCTCCCCACTCCGCAGCGTTGACGGGTTGGTCCCCCGTCCTACGAGCCGCGCTAGCAGGGGTGGGGAGGGTTGGCCGCTAATTTCCGGAGGCTCAAGATGTGGTTCCGCTTTGACAGCAAAATCCTCGAGGCCCTCTCATGGGGCTAAAGGCCTCGGCCGAGAAGTTGGGCCTTGCTGATTTGGCAAGGAGCGGAATCTCCGCCGCAGTAGCCAAACGCCTAGGGGTGAAGTTCCTATCCCCCTCCAAGACGGCTGAACTCCTACCCAAGTTCCCGGTGGAGTCTATGCTCATCCCGTATTACTCACCGGATGGCAAAAAGCGTGAGGATGTCTTTCGTCTCAAGTTGATCGGCACGGTAACGATCGCCTTTGGAGCGGAGAAGAAGCTCCCTAAATACGTGCAGCCTCAAGGCACCCCGGTTGCCGCGTACCTTCCCCCTCTCCTCCCATGGGGGCAAATCTTCAAGGATCCAAAAGCCCAACTCATCATCACCGAGGGTGAAAAGAAGGCCGTATCCGCATGCCTCCACGGCTTCGCCACTATCGGATTGGGCGGGGTGTGGAGTTGGAAGAGCCGCAAGCTTGGATGCGAGTTCCTCCCCGAACTCGAGGCCATCAAGTGGCACAAGCGGAGGGTGTTCATCATCTTCGATAGCGACATGATGGAAAAGCCGGACGTGGTTGCCGCTGCGGCGCAACTCCGGCGCAAGATTTGCGGCCTCGGTGCCGATGCCAGGATCGTGGTGCTCCCCGATCTATATGAGGGAGTGGACGAGGGAAAGAAGACGGGCCTTGATGACTTTTTGGTTGCCCTCGATGAGCTGGGCAAGCGCACCAAGGACGGGACATGTGGAAAGGCAGGCCTCGAGGCTGCACTCACCGAGGCCTTGACGGATGGGCTCTCCTCGAGGCTTTGGAGCTATAACGAGCGGTATGCCGTGATCGAGAACCCAACCGCGGTGGTGGATGAGCATGCGGCCGAGGGTTACGTTTTGTATGACGTTGCGAAGTTCCACACCATCCGGGCCAATGATAAGGCGATGAAAGTAGTAACCCCCGCCTCGGGCTCGACTCCCGAAAAGCGGAAGGAAGTGGATCTCTCCCATGAGTGGTTGGAGTGGCCATCCCGTCGCACGTTCCTCGGCCTTGCGTACAAACCCGGGGAGGGCACGGTAACAGATCGTGGCCTCTGGAATACGTGGCGGGGGTTGGCAGTCGAGCCCGTCAAGGGGGACATTGGCCCTTGGCGCCGGCTCCTCGATCTCATCTTCAAGGGAGCGGGGGCCGAGGAAAAGAAGTGGTTTGAGCAATGGTGCGGCTACCCCTTCAAGTTCCCGGGGATGAAGCTTTCATCCGCGGCCGTGTTGTGGAGCCGCACCCAAGGCCTTGGGAAGTCAACGATCGCCCAAACGTTGGCCAAAATCTACGGTCAGAACTCGGTCACGTTGAACCACCGGGTTTTCGACTCCAACCACAACGATTGGCAGGCCGGTAAGCAATTTGTCTTGGTGGATGACATCTCTCCCCATGATCGGCATCGAGTGGCGGAGATGATGAAGACCTTAATCACACAAGAAAGTGTGTTGGTGAATCCGAAATACATTACGCCATACACCATTGCCGATTGCTGCAACTATTTTCTAACCTCAAACCACGAGAACGCTCTCACAGTCGAGGAGCATGACCGGAGGCTCTTCATCCATGAGGTAACGGCGGAGCGTCCATCTAACGAGTTTTACGATGCCTTCTATGACTGGCAAGGTGGCAGCGGCCCGGCCCACCTCCTCCACCACTTCCTCGAGGGGCTTGACTACGAAGGGTTCCGCCCGAAGTCTCCACCACCCCTTACCGCAGCCAAGCTCTCAATGATCGAGGCCGTGAAGCCGGAGCTTGATGCTTGGGTGGAGGAGCTTCCGGAGACCGCGATCGAATGTGACCTATGGGCAACGCAAAAGCTAACGGACCGATTCAACGCCTCCGCAATACGCAAGGTAGTCCCCCGCGTGATGGGCCGGCTCCTTGCCCGCAAGTATCAGCAAACCCGGAGGTGGTGGGACAAGGACGCCAATGCCTCGAGCCCGCGATTCTTCATCATCCGGAACCTCGAGAAGTGGGGCAAGGCCCAACGCAAGGAATGTGAGGCGGAACTCATGCGGGGAATGAAATACTAATGGGAGTGCTTCGGCCCACCCTGCAAGAGGCCGCTATGGAGGCCCGCAAGAGGAATCGGCGGAAGATTCAACGGCGGAGCAATTTACGCTTAGCGGAGTGGCGTAAAGATCAAGCCCGCCTGATTCGGTGGTGGCTATTCGACACCATGGGCAATTACTGTCACCTCTGCGGTATTACTGATGTTCCGCTCGAGCTTGACCACCCCAACGGCCGCAGTTGGAATCCCGTCAAGTTGGGGCGCTATGACCGGGCTCGAGCGTATCTATTGGATTGGGCCATGGGGAACCTCCGGCCCTTGTGTTGTAGCTGCAACAAGACGGACGGATCCCATCGTAGATGGGGGAAAGGGAAGTATGCCAACCAAGGATTGTTGCCCGGCTTGCGGGAAGGAAATCAGGCCGGGCCGGTGGACGGAGTTCCAACACGTGGAGGGGGTGAAGATTTGCGATGCGTGTTGGGGGATGCCATGGGGACTCCTCATCCAAGCGTGCAAGGGGAGGGCTCGCATCCCATCCGGCTTGCCTCACGTCTTGGTGGGGAGCCTCAACGAGGCGATCCGGAAGTTCTCCAAGGTCTTGTGGGCTCGAGCATATCCGATCATATTTCCGCAACGTGCATCCGTCCGGGCCGCTGCCCGTCCATCTCCCCGCAAGGCTATCCATGCCAAAGGTTGCAAGGTCACGATGGGGCCCACTATGCAATCCGGGAAAGCGGGCTCACGTTCCAAGGTGAGTGGGGGTAAAGGCTACGTGTTCACGATGGACGAGTTGAGGGCACCCGTCTCAATCCGGAGGCCGTTTCCCGGGGTGCAAGAGCCCGATACACGGATCGTCAAGAGAAAGCGCAAGATTCCAAGCCCCATCGTTACCCGCACCTATATCCCATCCGCCTCCTACCCCTATCGATCTCCCAAGGAGAAGCAAATTGAAAAGAGCGGCCCCAAGGTTGCAAGCTCCACAGGCCGTGGTAGGATAAAGCGTAATACGAAGTTGACCAAAGGAAGGAAGCACGGCTCATGAGGTATATGGCATCGCAGAAACCATCGAAGCTATCTCCACAACTCCAAGCCCCCACCCTCAAGCGCAAGCTCGAGGAGGCCGCGCTCCAAGGTGAGCTTGCGCGGTTGCGGGAGGCAAAGTCTCAACATGAGGAGGCGATCAAGCGGATCCATGCTGCCCGCCGGAAGATGTGTGGCTCCTATGGGTTCTCGAAGCACTCCAAGGTTTTTGTGGTGTGCTCCTCGGATGGTTCCGTGGACGATCACTCCAAGGCCCTCCGCTTCATCAAGGCCCGGCTTGCGGCCCTCAAGTTGATGGGGTTTGCGTAGCCGTGGCCGCTCACACCCACGTTGCTAAGGGCCGCGGCCGAGTGGCCAACGGCTTTCACCTCAATCTCTGCGGCCAATGCAAGCGCGGCAAGGCCGGGGATGCGGCTCCCACATTCGATCCGAAGTGTCAAGGGTGTGCGGAGAAGCTCCACCGCTACAACCAAATCCTTGCGTGCGATTGTTGGACGCCTATGCCCGGAACTTTCGGCCCGCTCCCAATGTGTGAGAAGTGCCGATCCCTCAAGGCTCTTGGGCTTCGTTGCGGGGATGAGGATCTCCCTGTCCACGGCCCCCAAGCGATGCGCGCGGGTCAACAGTTCTCGAGGCTCTCCGGGGAGAGGCAGGCCAAGTATGTGGCGAAGCTCAACAAGGCTCACAAGGCTATGCGAGCTAGCAGAACTCCATTTCCACGGGAGGGTTAGAGATGCCCGCTGCCTACGATTCCGTTCCGGTGGCTTTGGGCATGTCGAGTGAGGTTGTGATCGGGGTGCGCAAGAACGTAAGTACGGGAACGGTTGAGCTTTTCGCCCACATATCACCCCGCTTGGCTAACAGGATTGGTGAGGCTTGGGTGGTTCCTAGCGTTGCGCAGTTGGAGGCCATTCGAAAACTCCTCGAGGTGAAGTCATGAAGGCCAAAGTCACGGACGCCAAAGTCACGGACGCCAAAGTCACGGACGCCAAAGTCACGGACGCCCAACTCCACGCGGATGCGGCCACCATCCTCCTCCCACGAAGTCCAAAGGGTATTACATCGGTGG